ACAAGCTGTTACTTGCTCAAGCTCATTTTTTGCACCCGCTCGCACCTCCAAGTGCCGGAAAATCAACCACTTAACGATTTTCTCGGCGCAGCAAGACGCTGATTAGCCCGCCAGTGGTACAAAAAGTGGTACGTACCAATCGTCGGTCAGCGCAGCTCGAACAGCATCGTTCGTAGAGCACCATTGGCGACCATCTGGTCGAGGATCGAAGCGGGCAGTTTGCCGTCCGAACCTTCCTGCTCCAAGCGGGCGCGGTCCACAGTGCTCACGCCCGCCACCCGCGCGTGCACGTAGCCGCCGGAAATACCAATGCGGGTAGCCACATGCACTTGGGTCTGCCTGCCGATGTACTGGGAACTCAACGAAGCGGCAAAGAAACCGAAGCGGCCATCGAAAGCACCGGTCCACGGAGTTCTAAAGCTACGCATGCCCTGTCGGGCAGCCGCAGTTGGCGTCCACCGGTCAAGCACCTGGGTGATTCGTAGCACCTCAGTGCCACTGTCAAACACCAGCTCGCCAGCAGCGTTCCAAACACGCATGCCGTAGTGGTCGTTTGACATCGGGCACCGCTCGGGGTCGGCGGTAATGTACTCCCAGTCGCGAATATACTCCGCGTCGGCGTAGTAGTTGCTCCAGGCCCCGGGCTCACCTGGCATAGCATGGTGCCAAGCGACGGTGAAACCAGTCCACCGCCCCGGACGACCAGTATGAAAAAACGAATGGAAACAGCCCCCGGCCAATTGGCGTGGACACAGAGCAACAATCGGAGCCGACACGCTCGTCACTGGCGAAGAATACGTAACCCGGTAAGTACCGCCAAAAGACCAGTCGGTATAGTTGAGCCGCCCATTCGGCGCGGTGAAATAGCCGCGGACGACGTCTGCCTTCGAGATAACGCCGCGCCGCGCAGGGGCTAAAGTGACGAACTCGTCGTCAATTACCACCACGCCCGAGTCATTTTTCGCAGTGAAGCCGTAAGTCATCGTGTCTTCACCAGAACAACATCAAAAACCATCTTGTAACTCTGCCAGCCGTAGTAGTCGATGGGCCTGAACTCGATGTATCCGTCGCCGACAAACACCGAGGGCATAGAAGTCACATGAACAGCCGAAGAAGGGATAAAACTCACTGCGCCCTCCACAGCGGTTAGGATCGCAGCAACGCCGGTTGCGCGGGCCAAAGGCGCAGCAACGCGGTACGGCGCGCTACGTATAGTGGGGTCCCGGAACTGCATAAAGCCCAGGACACGCGCAGTAAAATCCTTTTCACCGAGAGTTTGCCGCCCGCTACCATCCCATATGCGAAGCCCATGGGGGATTGGGTTCATGCTTTCAGGTCCCCAAGTTGGACGCGCTTAACGCCATTGGAGTCGAACACCTTAATGAACGATTCGCGCATTTCCATCCGGCCGCCGGTGCTCGACCCGTTCATAGTCATGCCGCCGTTCTTATCCAGCATCCACCGGGGCTGACCGTTGCTGGCCACCTGCGTGGATTTGATCACCCCACTGATATTGGCGTCGGTGACAGTGATCGCATCGGCTTCAATCAGATCCGCGCGAAGCAGCCCGCGCGCATCAGTGACCGGGTTGCCATCGGCGTCTACAACCTTGCCAAAAGTCACTGCCCCGATCTGACCCGATTGGATCGTGCCCTCGCGGATCATGGCTGTATCAATGTAAGTGACCCCGTCCACCACCATGAATGGTTTTGTCCGCCCGGCCTGCGGCGAACCGACCCAGAAACGATCGGCCAACACAGCGAAGTCCGCCTGCCGACCGTCATTCACCATACCGAAGCCGCTGGCATAACCGGATACATCGAGCTTCACGAAGTAGCTGTTCTTGAGCTCGCCCAAGGTATCTGCGAAACCCGCAGCCAAGTCGCTCTCGTCGATCTGACCACTGATGCGGTCCATCAGCTCCTTGACGTCGGCAGCCTTCCGCCCGACCACGGGGAGGGAGAACGGACCGAGGCGGCCGAACTCACTGACGAAGCGAATCCAGTACCAATACTCGGCATCATCGGTGTCAGTAAGGCGGTCGAAAAAAGTCGTGCCACGTGAGCTATCAATCAGCGTGGCCACCCCGCGGTCATTACTCTCGCCGCGCCAGATTTCAGCGTATGCGTGGACATTGTAGGCCGTGAACGGATTCTCCCACGCTAGCGACACCCCGCCGAAAATACCCTCGGCCATAACCCCGAGAGGGACCGGCGGCGTCACACGAGCGCCCTCTTGAGGTACGACAGAGGGCCCCAACGTGTTGAGCAGCGGCGACTTCACCACGGCAATACCAGCGTCGACCAAGTCCCGCTTGGTGACAGCCTCCTCCATCGCGTCACCGCGGCGACCGAGACGCACCTCAAGGGCTTCCTTCATTGACGCGAGGAAGGCACGCAGCGCAGGGTCAGCCGTTCTTGGCGGCTCAGGGATCGGGGCGATGTTCTTACGCATCAGACAACTCCGTCGCGCGTTGGCACAGGGCCACCTCGGTGATACGTCCGGCGCCCTCCACGCCCAGCTGCCATTCGCCGGCCGTGAAGCCGCCGGCCAATACGAATGGGCGCGCGTCAAAGACTTGGTAGCTGTGCGAAACGCCCCCGGCTTTGACCTCCAGTGCCACGGGGTACTGGGTGCTCAGCACCCGACCGATACCGAAGTTCACGTAGGGTGTCTGGAAAATCTTCGAGCGCCACAGGTATGCCGAGCCCTCGGACGACACGACGTCGAACGCCTGCCCGCTGTTATTGAGCAGCACAGTGGTATCGCGTCGCGCGTCGTAATACGCCTGCCGCAGCGCAGTCGGGAGCACGCCCAGATTGGTGAGCTCGACGAGCCCGGTCTGCCCAATCGGATCGAAAGCCCACCAGCTGGAGCCGCGACCAAACACGTACACACCTTCGTGAGCGAAGGCGACCAGCTCGCCCGGCTTGAAGTCCCGCAGCCAAGCCAGCCGGTCGATAAAGTCGGTGGAGATAATCTCCGCCTCTTGCCCGCTGATGGTCACGAGGCCGTCTTGGGAGGCGTAGATGACATACCCGCCCATATCCACCATCGACGCGGCGGACATGCACGGCAGGTTGGCGTCTACCTCGACAGGGATCGCGCTGGCAGGATCTGCACCGAACGCCCAGTACGGCTTGCCGTTAGTCGCGATCAACAGCCCGTTTTGCGTCGGTTTCAGCCCGACGATCTGGTACTTCAAGGTGTAGCGGTACTGCTCAGGCCACGCATGCGGCAGGCGAGCCTCGGAGTAGCACACGAGGTTGTCGACGAACCCGGCGGCGAAGTTCGACGCCATCGGCACCATCTGCTTGAGCGCCGGCGGCGGCACCCAATCGGCCGAAATCAGGGCCTCACCCTCCTCGCCGAAGGGGATGGTGTCCACCCACGAAGCCGTCGCAAGCGGTACATCCGCCAGGAACTGCCAAGTCGAGGTGCTGCCGTCGAACGCCGCACGGTAGATACGACGCAACGCGCCAGTGACATTGGTATCCGGCAAAGACTCGGGGGCGAAGGTCAGGGCCACGCTAAACGCCAGATTGGTCGGAATTTCGGCCACCGCCGAAGGGTTCGATGGTGCGCTCTCATGCCCGTAGGCGTCGACAAAAGTGAAGATGTAGGCCACGCGGACCAAGTCCGCGGCCTGGCCCTCAGTGAGTGTGTACGCGGGGGTTCCGACCGTCACCTGGAACTGCGGAGTCTTCACGCCGAGGATGTAGCTGATCGGGTCGATCTTCAAGCTGCCAGGAACGTAGTTGTCCCGCACAGTGAAACGCGGCCCGCCGGCCGTGGTGAAGTAGACGCGCCCCCACCTGTCACTCGGGGCCATCATGGAGGCGAACGCCTCACCTGTGGTTTCCGCCGTGAACGCCAACCGCGTGTCGTTGTGGGCCGGGCGAAGAATATTCACCACAGTAGAGTTCAACCCCGTGAACTCGGGTGAAGGAACAACACCGATCGGCGCAGGAGCCAGAGCACCGGACTCAAAGCCCGTGTTCCGCGCCGCCACAGCCAGTTTTTCGGCCAGGCGGCGGGGCTCGATCTTGGGGGCCATGCCCCCGAACTCAGTGATGCTGATCTTCATCGAACTTGACCCCGGTGCGCTTGCTCCAGAACGTCACCGCGGCCTGCTCGATCAGCGCAATGGCGCGACCACCCATGTGCCCGGCCACGCCGGCTAGAGCAGCGGTGGCATAGAAGGAGAACTGCATTTCGTAGCAGATGAAGGCGGTGATCATCCCGGCGAAAGCCGACACGGTCCATTCGCCAACCAGCTCCATGATCGAGAACGGCGCCTTCGACTTACGCAAGCGGGACACGTAGCTGGCGGTACCGCCCCACACGGCGATCAGGAAGAACCACAGGAAGCCGAGCCCTGTGGCACCGATCAGCGCGGCGATCTTGTCGATGAAGCCCTGATGCTCCCCCATTACCACGCCCCTTTACGCATGGCAGTAGCCAGACGATCAGCGCGATCACCGACGTCGTCGGCCCACTTGGAGTCGAGCATCTGGTTGGCGGCCTCGGTCCAGTCGGAGCGGGACAAAGCGTCGAGGAACTTGCGGAACCCGGCGAGGCGGGTGTAGCCCAGGTTGAACATCATGTTGACCAGGACTTCCTGCCGCACATCACTGAGCTGGTCGAAGCTGCGCACCAGCCGGCGGCACTCGCCAGTGGCCTCAGCGATGTCGTTGGTCAGCATCAGGTCGATTTCCGAGTCCCGCAGACCGCGGTCATCGAGGTTGCGGCCCACGCCGACAGTCAGTTTGCCAGCGGTACAGCGGTACGGTTTGGTCTTGCGCCCTTCGTCGAGGGACAGGCGAGCGCGCAGGCGTTCGAGGTTCACTGGGCACCTCCAACGCGGGTGACGGGGTTCACTCGGTTTTTGAAGCCGGCCTCGACGATGGCAACGACTTGGTCGTCGATGGTGTTGTCGGAACGCTTGGCTGCTTCGCGCAGGCCCAGCAGGATGACCTGTTGGGCGATGGAATTGCTCAGGATCTTGAGCAGGAAATTAGCAATGAACGACATGGTGCGTCCTCGTTTGAGGGCGCTACCGTGCGCTATCAACATCGCTGATATTCTATCGCGAAACCCACACCGCGGCCATTACCAAGCCAGCTCCTTGTAGACACGACCGGGAGAACTGTCGGCACGGACCCAGGTGTCCCGCCCAGGGTGGAAAAAATCCCCATCGGGGAGCAAAACGCCCCCCTCGAAGTTACCAAAACTAGACGTTGTGTCCGTCCATGTGTCCAGGGTTACGTCATAGCGATATACCGATGTTGGGTTGCCGCTGCGGACCCCCCATGCCAAAACCGTGGTTTGGCTCTCAAGCACGACATGGACCTTGGTTGTTATGCTAGTGTCGCCGGGGGTACCTCCGAATGACGGGTGGCTCGCAACGGGGGTTAGTGTTCCGGCCGTTATGTCGAGGATGTAAGTAGTGCTGCCGGCCCCCACAACCACTACACGGCCATCGGGGAGAGCAACCACTCCGTAAAGAATCGCGGACGGTGTGTTAGAAATCGGCTCGCTCCAGCTGTTAGACACTGGGTCGTACACCAGAACCTCTCGGTTCCTTTCGCTAGGGTTGCCTTGTAGGATGCCACTGAACAGCAAGAATCTTCCGTCAGGGAGGCTGCATGCTGATGACCCAGCCTTACGGCCGATCTTATACTCAGTGCCGACAGGTATAGCCGTGTTAGTCCACACGCCTGGGGTGTACATCCACTCGTCGGGGTCGCCACCTACGGATGGGCGTCTCCACAGGGTTGGGTTACTGCTGGCGTCTATAAGCGTGAAGCCGCTTGTGGGGGCGTAATGCATGAAATGCTCCGTGGGCGTGATTGGCAATTGCAGCCCAACAGAAGATAGCGACTTAAAAGCCAGATCCCTGCTTTCGGCCACGAACACCTCGTTTGTCGGGGAGCCACTGAGGAAGTCCCCGCCGGACATTACGATTTTGTCATCCGACATCCGAAGGATATGGGGGGCAGAGCTGTAATGAGTCCCTAAAGTCGGATGGACGAACCTACAATTGGCCAGCCCCTTAGCCGCTGGCACGCTCATGGCTTGTCGATTCACCAGCGGGCTGCTCATGCGTCACCCGGCCAAGACACGCCAACTTCGCCCGCGTTGATGCGGTCCTCCAGCGACTGGCGAATACCGATAATCTGGCCAGACAGGGCCGCGTAAGCATTGGCCTTCGCCAAGATGCGAATGCGAAGCTCGGCAGGGTCAATCCCACGGGCCGTTGCCAGTGCATCGGTCAGTGGTCCGCCGCCTGCAACAGCCTCTGCCTCTTGTTTGTCCCAGCTCAGGATTTCGCTTTCGGGGTAGCCAGCACGTAGGTCAGCCAACAGCTCGTCACAGCGACGGTTGATCTTCTCCAGCTGCACCTCTCTGGATGGGGTGAAGCTGTCAATGAACGCCTGCACCTGTACTGGGTCACTGTCCGTGACCCACACCCCGTCGTGCTCATACAGAGAAAGCCCGGCGTCCGCCAAAGCCTCATGCAGCTCAATACCTTTTTCGGTGTAGTTGATCATCACAGCGCCTCAATCAGATAGATGGCCGGGATAGATGTAGCGGCCAAGGCCAAGGGACTCGCATTCGCGGGGCCAGGGAGCACATTCGTTGACCCAGCGCTGTAGAGGCAGCTCGTAACAGTCAACAGAGCGTCAGTGAAACCAAGGCAAGCAGACTGGCCAGCTACTGCGATGGAGCGAAGTGTGGCCGCAGAGCTGTTGATGAACCCTGCCCAGTAGACGACTCCCGGCTCCAGAACAATGTCGATGCTTGCCGTCTTGGTCCCGGTTGCACCCGTGTTGATTGCACCCGTAGTGGTGGTAGCCAGCAGAGTACCGGGATGGTCGTAAACAGCGCTTCCATCGTTCGCGTAGATGCCCAGAGTACCTGTACCCGCAGACGCCGTGGATACAGACACGCCCATGGAGGACAGCCGAATACGCCGAGGAACATTGAACGGGATGTAGTAAACCCGCGCAGCAGTCAGCGCCTGAGTGACCAAGGCCGAACCTCCTACTGCCCCCGCAATCAATCGTCGGGCAACCGGAATACGGAGCATCATCGTGTCTGCGGCAGTCTGTTGTCCGTTGTAAATGACCCAGCCGCCGTTGTTGAGATTGGACATTGCCAGCTGAGTGATTGACCTAGAAGCGGCAGATATAACTGGAGGCTGACCGCTCTCGAACTTAGTGCCTACAGGCCAGCCCGTTACCGTGTGGCCACCAGTCCCGCCCTGTGTGAACTGGATGATCAGGTCTTTGCGTTTACCTGCCTCACCGGCTGGCAGCGTGATGCTAGTGATAGCTTCCGTCAGGGTTACCGCCACAGTCTCGTCGGCGATAGCTGACAAATTCAACGCCCCGGACGCGCTAGTGACGGCCACTACTGCACTGCCGCTCGGCAGGTTAATATCCGCCGTGCCATCAAAGGGCACGCCGTTGATAGTGCGCGCGGTTGCCAGCTTGGTGGCAGTCGCCGCGTTACCGCTGGTGTTCTGATTGCCCGCCGCATCAACACCCGGCAAGTTAATGTTCGCCGTGCCGTCAAACGCCACACCGCCGATGGTGCGCGCGGTTGCCAGCTTGGTGGCAGTCGCCGCGTTACCGCTGGTGTTCTGATTGCCTGCCGCATTGACACCCGGCAAGTTAATGTTCGCCGTGCCGTCAAACGCCACACCGCCGATGGTGCGCGCGGTTGCCAGCTTGGTGGCCGCAGCGGCCGTGGCCGTGGCGTCCAGCTTCAAGGCCAGATCGGCGGCGTAATCGCCAGCGGTCAGCGACTGGAACAAGAAGCTGTTGACCGCCCAGGTCCGGGCAGTCGTGCCCTCTTTCCCACGAGTAACGCCGCCAAGGGTCGCGGTACCATCACCGTTGTTGGTCACCGTGGTGTAGCCGACGATTTCCGCCTTGGTCGGGGCCCCCGGCACATCGAGCAGGGTCAAAGTGCCGTCGGCAGGCGGCAGCTGGAACGGGGCAGAAGGCACCAGGACGGTGAGCGTGGTCTGCGCGGCCGTTGCCGCAAGCGCCAGTTTCAACTGGACGAAGTTCGCGTTATTACTCATTGCTCGCGCACCTTAACCTTGAAGTCCACCTCTTTTGCGCGGCCCTGCAACGTGGTGATCAGGACCGTGACGACATAGTCATTGCCGGTACTGCCGCCGCCAACCCAGACCTTGCACCACTGCGGGTTGGTCCCGGGCAGCTCGTACTCAGGGAGGACGCCAGGGCCGATTATCAAATCGGAAACGCCGCCCGCCGCGTTGCGATGGGTCACGGACACCGTGTTGATTTCGTCCCCCGCAAACTTCTTGAAGTAGTTGCGGAAGCTCACCTCGTAGTCAACGACGTCACGAGGCTGTTGAGTGAAGCTCTTGACGGCCATCAGGCAGCCTCCACCAGCGTATCAATGGCGTCGACCGTGACGAGGGTTTCGGGCACCAGGGCCTCAATAAGCGTGTCGGGCACCTCGACCTCGATTACGTAGGTCGAAGGGCTCAACGGATTGATCTGGGCGTCGGCGTCAGCCAGCGCGACGCTGAGCGCCGCGCGCCCTGCGCAATTGGCTGTTCGCAACGCCGCTGCCGCCGCTGCCGCCAGCGCCGCGACCGCACCCGCCGCGGGACGTGTAACTTCGGCCACGGCCGCCTCCGTACCGACTGCCAACAACACACCGCCGGCGGCAGCTGTACGCAGGATCGCGGCGCCGGGCAGCGCCCGCACGGAACACTGGCCGTTACCCTGCGCATAGCATGTGACCCTGGCGGTGCCTGTCAGCGCCGCGGAGATAGTGACGCCGCCGACTTGTGTTGTCGGCAACAGGTTGGCGTCACCCGATACCGCGAGGGCTTGTGCCCGTGCCATACCTCTTACCGCACGGGCCACCTCGGCCCAGGCCGCCGCCATCGCTTTGGCGACAACCAACAGCGTCGGATGAACCAGTACGGTGCCGCCGGCCACTTGAGCGCGAGCTACAACATCGCCGAAGCCGTCCTGGTAGCCGACCCCCGCTGCGTGTCGGCGGATACCAGCAATCGGGTTTGCCCACGCTGATGCGACACCCGCACCCGCAGCGAGGTTGACCGCCGGGAGCGACGTATATGCCAGCGCCCGCGCGGGTGCAGCCCCGTCGGCCTGAACCGACCGCAGGGCGTCACCGGTGGCGGCTGCCCACGCCGAGGCCGAGCCGCGCCCGACGGGATGGTAGGTACCCCAAACCACAGCCTTGGCCGCCGCCGAGAGCGCCCGCACCAAGGCCCAGTTCTGCGCCAGTGCGGATGCCTCCACACTCGCGTAGCAGTGGCCGGTGGTGCGCACGCGGCGCGATGCCCAGGCACCAGGAGCAGCCAGAGCCAATACACCGCCCAGCGCCTTGAGGTCACATTGCGGTGTGGCAGTAAGCTGGGCCCGCCCGGTCGCCGCGCCGAAGCCGGCTGCACTGAGTTTACTCGCGCCCTGTACAACGCCTCGGGCCAAGGCAGAACCGGCACCCGCGCGGGTGCGCAGGGCCTGCGCCTGAGTAGCGCCGCGAGCGACGCAAGCTACCATACCGCGTTTGTCGGCCTTCGCCGTCGCCTGTGCGTTTGCTCGACACGAGGCGCTGCCGGCCGCCAGCACTACCCCCGGAACCGGGGGCATTGCGAACGCGGAACGCCCGAACGTCAGCAGCACGGGTTAGTGCCTTACTGCAGAGTGACGGTCAGCGAGCCCACAGGGAACGACAGTACGTCGCTCGGGTCGAGGGTTTTTGCCACCTGGAGCGGCGCGTGGTACAGCAGGTTGCCACCGGTCTGCGCATCGTAGATCCCCCAGTGAGTGACAGTCACCTGAGAGGCAGTGATCGCGGGGAAGGTCAACGTCCGTACGTTACTGGTCAGGCCGTTGGCCGGGGCGCTGAAACCGTCAGAGACGGCCGTGGCATGGGCGCGTTGACGCTGGTACGACGGGTCGCCCAGCTCGATACCGGTGGCAGCGTCAGTGGGGTCGCTGGTGAAAAGGGCGATATAAACGGCGCCGCCCGCGTAGCTGCCGCCGCGCAGGGTGGCATTGACAATGTTGGTTTCCAGATAATCAGAAAAGCCGGACATGGCGTACTCCAAAGAGTGAGCGCCGCCATGCGCCGGTTTGTATAAGCAGTGCTGCTATTTTAGCCTATTCCAAGAGGCCGAACAGCGTTTTGTTTTGGCTCCAGATCGGCACGAAGGCCCGCAGTTTCTCCTCGGCCGGCGCAGCGCCGAACAGCATGTCGCCCTTGCCCAGTACCGGGGAAATCGTGCCCCAGATACTGCGCCCCTGCTCCTGGTTCTCACGCAGATTGATCAGGAACTCGATCGGGCCAAATCCACCCGAGCGGCTGAACGTCTGCTGCAGGTAGTCGAGGGCGCCCTCGTACTCATTGCGCTGCTGGCCGTTGTAGTAGCGAATCCAGTCGCGCAGCTCCATCGACGCCGCAGCCAGAGGCAGGACGCACAGGCCGAAGATCAGCGCCGGCATCGCCACGGCCACGAGCTTGTTGAAGTCCGCCGCGCCCATGTGGCTCCAGCGGCGCTTCATTTCGCGGTACATGCCGAGCATCACGGTGTCGCCCATGGCGTACAGGAAGTGCTTGAGGTGCCAGATCATCTTGAGGTACGGGTTGTTGCCCCAGTGCGTGGCTTGGAAGCGGCTCGGGTTGAGCGTGGCCTCGTTCACGAACTGGTTGATCGCATCCCCCACCGCTGCGCTGATCACCTGCAGGTCGGCCGACTGCTCGGGCGACCACGCCGGGCGGCCGGCAGCGTCCCACGCCAGCACGGTCTTGGCGTCGGTATTGAGCCGGGCCAGCGCGGCGTGGTCACCCTCGGCGGCGGCTTTGAGCACATAGCGCATGGCCACATTGGTTGCCAGGATGCGCGAGGTACGGACGATCAGCTCGTTGCCGTTGTAGCGGAAGAAGTAGCGCTGCGCTTTGCGGATCATCGGGCTCTGGTACTGCTCACCGGTTGCCTGCCACATGACCTGCTCCGATGCGTCAGAGAGCACGATACCCATGTCACGGGCAAACTTACGGGCTTCGCCGAGGTCGGTGAACATTTCGCGCATGCTCACCCGACCGCCGCCGCGGACCATTGGCATGGCCAGCTCAGGGATCGAGGCGACCCCGGAGAACGCGAGCACCGTCATACCCACCCAACCAGTTATGAACTCCTGAGCGTTGCGGAACCAGCCTGGCATGGACTGCGCCGCAGGGTGGCGACCAAGTGCGCCGTTGACCAGGGCCAGCACTTCTTGCGCAGCGTTCTCGCCCTGCTCGCTGCGGATGATCTGCAGCTGGTCGATGAACTTGGCGTTAGGGTCGAACTCGCCCTTGCGGGTTTCACCGAAAATCGACTCCCACGCCGCGCGCTTGCTGACGCCATCGACCCAGTGGAACAGCGCCTCGGCATGCTTGCCGAGCACCCAGCCGTCTGCCTTGAGCCGGTCGTAGCCCAGCTTCTCCACCAGCTCGCGGTTGGTCTTGTGCATACCGACCGGCATGCCCGGGGCAATGGCGCCCTCCAGTGTGCCGGGGCCGTCCACGATGCGGTTGAAGATTTCGCGGGCCTCGGCGGCCTCGATGCCGGCGTCAGTCAGCAGCTTCTGGAAATCAGCGGGGCGAGAGGCCAGCGCCTGCCGGTCGAAGACCACCGGGCCGACGGCCTTGAGGCCCAGGTTGCTGGCTACCAGCAGGTCGGCCAGATCCACGGAACGCAGGCCAGCGCGCTTGGCCTCCACCACCATATCCTCCAGCAGCCGCTTCACACGGTTGCCGAACAGCGTTTTTGGAGTGCCGGTGTAGGCATCCTCGAACGCCGCTTGGATGGCAGCATCGGCCTTGAGGCCCGAGCCCTTAGCAGCGCTGCGCAGATCAGAGAGCAGGCCGTCAAGCTGGGCCAGCATGCGGCCTTTCAGCGCGCGGCTGCGTTGTTCCCAGCTCTGACCAACCGACGATTGGCGTTCGTTGGCTGGCTGGAACAAGGCACGGGCAAGCCCCGGGTTGATCCGAGCGATGCGGGTGTGAACCATGCTGTAGAGGGGGGCCAGGCTCTTAACGACGCCGGCGCCTTTCTTCCAGAACGCGCTGGCCTGAGTCTTGAGCAGCTGGTTGCGGGCCGCGGCTTGCTTGTTGAGCGCCTCGATGCCCGAGGCGTTGTAGACCTTCGGCTTCTTGCCGAGGAACTCCTCGATGAACGCTAGGCTTTCGGCGTCGAGAGACTCTGTCTCCGCTTCGCTTCTTCCATCATCAGGGCCAGCGCTTCCCTGTCCTCGTCCGTCATCGGCTGCGAGCGATTCTTCGCGTACAGCCGATCCCACGTCGCTCGCCCGCCCAGAATTGCTTCGCTCACCTGCGTCGCGATTTTGTTTTGCTGTGACATAGTCACCCCACGTCAGTCGGACGTTCTTGTATTGGTCGTAGCCGTCGTTGGCGCCCATCGCGTTCCAGAAGGCCTGCGCCTCGGGCACCGCTTCCACGATGTGGATCGACTCGCCGGAAGCCAGGATGCTGGCGACCAGCATTTCGCCGTGGCCTTTGCGCTTAGTATAAACCTTGATGTCGTGGATGGCTTGTACGGAACCGTCGGAGTCGCGCAGCTGGAACACGCCGTGGCCGACGTTCTCCACCACCCCGTACTCGGTCTTCACAAAGAGGTCCACGTCCCAGAACGAGTTGCCCTCGACCAGCCAAGCGGCGTGCCCCATGTTCAGCAGCCCTACGGCGTTGTCCAACTCCTGGTCGCCGGCGTCCAGCCGCTTGCGACCGCGGATGGTGGTAAAGCCGTCAGCACTGATCCAGACCGGGCCGCCCGGCGCCTGCAGACGGGTCATCCGGCGCTGCTCGCGGGTGGTGCCCGAGGCGTTGAACACCCGCTGGATGTTCGTCTCCGCAGCGGCGCGGGAATCACGGTACTGGCCTTGGAACAAGGAGCGTGCGAAAGCCCGGAAGTGCGGGTTTACGTCGGGTGACTGGCCGTTGACCTTCTCCCAGATATTGCGCAGGTAGGTGAGCAGCTTGGCGATGGCCTTGGCGATCAGGCTCTTTTCGCCATGCTGCGCGCCCAGTGTGCCGGCATCAGAAGCCACAGCCCGGGCGAACTGGTCGGCGAACCACTCGTGCATCTGCACCTCGTTCTGCGGTTCGAAGCCGTATTGGGCCTTGAAGCCCGCCATCAGCTCGGCGCGGTGCTCGGCCAACAGGCCGTCCCACACTTGGTCCTTCACCACGTGCCCCAGCTCGTGGGCGAAGTCCAGCAGCTGGTGATCGAGGCTCGGGCGGGAAGCGAGGAACACGACAGGGATGTCATCGGCGTTCATAAAGTAGCCGGATTCACCCGCCGCAATCTGATCGAGGACCAGCTGCTGCTCGAACAGCGTCAGCTCGGACTGGGCCAGCTGTGTCTCCAACGGGACGCCGGCATCCGCCGCAAAAATCTGCAGCTCGGGGATCGGCACGCCGGCTTCGCGCAGCGTGGAGAGCAGGCCCTGGAACCGGGCGCCAATACCGGTCGCCGTGCGAGCGTCCCACCAATGGCGGGCTGCCTTGGTCGCGCCGTCCTTGCGGGCACGGGCAGTGCTCGGGGGCGTGGCAGTAGGGGCTGGAGTCAGCTTCGACGCTGTGCTCATGGCCTCCAGCCGACCTTCACGGGCCAGCGCGGCAAGAGTCTCGGCCTGATGCAACTGCGACACCCGGTCGAGCGGATCTGGCCGGTCGATGATCGGGTCGAACTCGCGGGCGGAATCGGCCGCCAGCCCCTTCGGATCGTTTTCTTCGTCGCGCGGCACGCCCTTCTTACCATCAGTGAGCGCCTGCACCTCGGTGTCAGTCACCACGCCGCCGGCGTCACCCTTCACGGAGTCGCCACGGGCCAGATCAGTCAGTACCTTCGCCTCCTGGTCGATCGCACCGCCGGTGTTCTCCCACGCTGCCCGGGCACGGGTCAGCTTGGCACGCAGCTTTTTCATCTGTCCGAGCAGCACCAGACGCTCGGTGTAGACCTCGTCCAGCGTCTTGTCGCCGGCGAACTTGATAGCGCCGACGCGCTCAAAAGCCCCCGCTATGGCAGCATCCGCTGGCAGGACCGAGCTGCTGGTCGGCTTGCGCGGGTATGCCTTGCGTCCATTGGTGTCGATCTTCTCGCCACGCAGCAGGTCAACCCAGCGGGTCAGTACCGCCTTCATGTCCTGATCGCGAGGAGCGTCCGTCACCTGGGTGAGCTTCTCCTCCAGCGCCGCGATGTTCTCAGCGGCCTGATCGGTGAGCGCATCCACCCGGTCGGACAGTTCATCGACCTCGCGCTGCAGAAGCAGGGCCTCCTCACGGGCGTCCTTTCCGGCGTCCATCGCCTTGAGGGCTTCGCCGAGCGTCACGGGCTGGCCACTGGCCGGATCGAGGAAGATCACCAGCGAACTCGGCAGTTTGCGTACTACGGCGGCCTCAAGCCAGCTCGGCGAGGCTTCGCGCGGGCCGGTGGCGGTGAACTCGGTGCGGCGGGTTTCGGCCTGCCGGCCGGCGAGCAAGCGGGACAGGGTTTCGAGAAAGTTGCGCCCGGCCTGCGCCGGGGTAGCCGGGACCTGCTCGCCCGCCTGGGCGTACTCGGTCAGGCTGATCGCGTCGATGATGCGGCCTGCCAGACTGCCATCGGCAGCCGGTACGGACAGCAGGTTGGCACCTTTCAACAGCTCGGTGTGAGCTTGGGCGCGACCCGAGCGGAAGCCATGCTTGCGCAGCTGGTCCTCCAACTGCTCCGCGGTCGGCATCAGAGAGAAGTCCCAGTGCTTGAGGCTGGCGGCGCCGATGGCACCATAGAAGGTGTCGTCCGAACCCTGCTGGTCAGTCAGTAGGCGCGGGTTATCGTCGACCGAGGCCTCCTCACCTGCTGCGCGTTGGGCAGACGAGAAGCCAGCGGGGTTCAGCGGCGCGCCCTCCTCCTCCAGCTTCACCAGTCGGCGGGCATCGAACTCATTAGCCCAGAACTCCTCGAAGCCGTCATGCCCGAGGCCCAGCTCACGCAGGGTCAGCAGCAGCTGCTCAGCAACGGCTGCCGGCTCGCTGCGTGCCTCTTTTCGCAGCTGCTGGGTGCGCTCCTCCGCGGCCATACCGTCCTCGGTCACGAGCCGAGCAGCCAGCTCCTCAGCCAGCGCCTTGGCCGCACGCTGGTCGGCAGTGCCATGGACCAGCTCGCCTAGTGCTACAGCGCCGTCCTCCTGCGCGCCATCAGTCAGTCGCTTGAGCACCTCGGGCGTCAGGCCGAAGGCCGTAGCCACATGGCGGAGGGCCGACTTGGAGTGGCTGAGTGTCACGCCGAGTTCGGCCAGTACCTGTGCAACGAGGCGGGCCTGCTGCAATGCCGCGCGCTCCTGCTCCGTTACGCCATCACCAACAGTGTTGTCAGACACGATGGCGGCCAGGGCCTCGACATAGAGCGAGAGGCCGTCATTCCACCCCGACTTGTTGCGGTCGGCCAGCGGCGTCGAGTTGAGGATGCGGAGGAACCGCACACCCTTGTCGTCCCGGTAGGCGTCAATACCACTGACGGTGGGCACGTAGGTGACCTCGCCGTCTTCGCTGCGGTTCTCGTCATCGACCAGGACCGAGCCGACCTCGGGATCGGGGGCGCGCTCAACAACGGCGTCTGCCACCAGCTCCATGAATAGCGCCCGGTTGGGCCCGCCGATGTCGACACCCATGCGCTCCAGCCACGCCTCCAGGAGCATGCGCTGGGCGGAACTCAGGGCATCCAGTCGCTCGTCGATAGTATTGCCGTCTGGACGCTTGCCGCGCTCGGGGGCAAGCAGCTGTCGCAGCATGGGGTTGCCCATCACCGCGCGGAGGATGCGATCGCCATCCCCGGCCAGCGGGCGGGGGCGGTTCTCTTGGGTCTGGCTGACAGTGGAAGCGCCGGCAAAAGGATCGGGGCGCTCGCCCTCGCGGCGACCCATCACTTCGCGGCGCAGGCCGGCGTAGTCCACATCCGCCTCGACCTCGATGCCGAACGCCTCACGGATCGGGGCAAGCTCAGCAGCATCCATCTGATCGAGGGCCGCACCGAAGGCTTCCGGAGAGCCGTACTTCTCATTGACCGCAGCCCAGAAGCGCTCCAGCAACTTGGCCCGGGAGGCAAAGACGCTCGGGCGCCCCTTGCTGTCGGTAGCCCGCTGGGCATCGACCGTCAGCTCCTCGGGGGCCATATCCACCAGCGGGGCCAGCGGGGCCAGCGACTCAATCGGGGCGCTGCGCTTCTCGCCTTTACCCATGGCCGCAGCCAGACCGGTGCGGACACGACGCAGCAGAGCTTTGCCGAACTCGCCCTTCGAGTCAGTCCGGTGGACACTCGGGTCAATACCCAGGCGCTCGGCCTCGGCAATCAGCTGCTCCGGGGAGTCAATCGGCTTCGGCTGGGTGCGCTCGGCAGCAGTGACGGGCTCGCGTTCGAACACCTCCTGCTGCTTACGGCGCTGTACCTGGCCGGGCAGGAGCTCTGCTTCCACCGCAGCGGCACGCTCGGTGACAGCAGCGTCGGCGGTCGTGATCGAGGTCGTGGCGTTCGGGAACTTCTGCTCCTGTGCCGCCCGCACCTCCTCCGCGATACTGGCACCTACGATCTGGTTGCGCAGGACAGCGCCGTTCTGGTCAACCGTCTCGACGACTACAGCACCTTGCGGGTCAGCCAGCGCCTCGTCCTTGGTCTGCGCATAGCCATTGACCCTGGCAATGTCGGCTTGGGTCGGCTCGTCAGAGAGCGAATCCAGCAACTCCTGGTCGCCAACCGCCACGCTGCCGTCGGTGAGTTCGCGAAAAGGCTTGCCGACCTCTGTCGCCGCCTGCTTGCCCTGCTCAGCATTCTCGCGGGTGTACCAGTTACCCTCGCCCGCCGGAGTATTCAGCACCTGGGCGGTGATGTCGCGCAGGGGTTCAGCCGCAGTGTCCTGCAGCCCATCATTCGCGCCCGGTACCGCCGGCGTCTGGCTGCCGACCAATCGGGTAACCACCTGCCCGGCAGCCGTCGCAGTACCGCCACCGATACCGCCCTTGAGCATGGCGTCGACCACACCCGTCCAGTTGATTTCGTGCTCTGGCTTGTGCCCTTGGATGGCCAGCTCGTCCATGAGGGTCTGTGCGCCCTCGGTCACGGACTCGGCGCTGAACGCGGTGAGCGTGGCGCCGGCTGAGCTTTTCAGCCAGTCGCCGATCTTGAGCGCGTCGCCGGCGTCAGCTTTGTTGAACCCCTTGAACGCTTGGCGCAGGGTGACGTCCAAACCGGCATAGTCCAGTGCGGCCTTACCGGCGCCGATCAGCAGTGCCTCACCCGGGGCCTCGATACCCTCGGCGGCGAACTGGTTCTGCGTCTCACCGGTGTTCTGCATGTAGGCCGAGGCGAAGGCACCAGCTTTGGCGCCCGGGGCGAAGGCCTCCCAGCCATGCGTGGCCAGCTTGCGCGGCGCTGCGGTAGCCATCGAACCACCGGTCTTGCGCAACAGCGCCTTGGCCCCGCCGGCCAGCAGCTGCTTGGCCGCGACGGTACCGCCGCCAGTTGCGATGCCGGCGGCCACGTCGGTGAGCATCTGCGGAGCGAACTCGCCCACAGCCTCAAGCGCGTAGATCCCGGCGTCGGCAAGGCCGTCGATGTCCTCGTAAGACTCGACCTTGGCCGGGTTGCGCATGGCCTCGATGACGTTGGCCGCTACGCCCTCCTGCCCCCACTCGGAAAGCACGTCGACCCCGGCCACTTGCCCCAGTGCATCGGCGAAGCCATAGAAGGTGCCCTGCATGTTGTCCACGCCGCGGGCAAAGGCGGCATCGACGTACTCGTAGCCATCGCTGTTGGTAGGGTCAGAGCGGCGTTGCAGCGCGTCAAGCCCGGCGGTCAGAGAGCCGTCACGCAGCCCACCCATCAGGCGGTCAAGCCGCTCGATACGTGCGTCTTCGGTCAGCTGCATGAACTTCGGATCGTTCGCCAGGACGCCGCCGGTATCGCCGGTCATCGCCCGGGCGCCCGACAGATACTCGTTCAAGTTCGTGGCGCCACCGAGGCGGGACGGCAAGCCAGTGGCCAGCCCTGCGCCGAGCATTTCTGCTTCCAGAGTCGGGCCGCCGTCCGGGGCCTCCATCGCCACGAGCTGGCGGCCGAAAGTCTCGCGGTCAGTGACCTGGCGCGGGGTAAAACCAAGCTCCGTGGCACGCTCGGCGGCGCCGAGAGCGTGGCTCCAGCCCGGCTGATTGGATTTCTTTTCCGGGGCATCCCCGCCATAGAGTCGGCGGCGCTCGTCGCCTTCGTAGAAAGTGTCGCCGTCGTACCAGTTGTCGATTGCCATAAAAAAGCCCCGGGTGTCAGTGGTCTGATTTTACCACTGGGCCGGGGCCTTTATCAGCAGTGCTGTTATCTGCCAGCAGCAGCGAGGCTCTCTTTCGCCGAGCCGCCGGCGGCCTGCTTGAGTGCATAGGCATGCACCTGATCGTCAGACCACCCGTTGCCCTTGTTCATGGCCACGTCGTCCACGACCTTGACGTACTCCTCCAGGTCGACGCCTTGGCGAGCGGCATCAATGAAGCGGATCATCCCGGTCTTCTGACCCCTCTCAGCCATAAACTGGGTGTACGCCGTCAGCGCAGCGTTCACGCTGCGGTCAGTGCGCGCCAGCCGCTGAATCTCGGGCGGCAGGTTGTCCAGCTGCGCCTGCAGATCAGCTTTGCTGACTGGGGTAGTCGTCTCGGTGACGCCGTCGTCGTTCTTGAACTTCTTCGTCGGGATCGCCACGTTCTTGAGGATGTTGTCGCGCTCAGTACCCCAGGCCTTCCACTCCTCCGCGGCCAGCTTCGGCGCATCGGCAATAGCCGTCTGGCGCTGCTTGAGGAAACCGGCACCGCCGAGCGTAGCGCGTTGGCGGTCAAGGCCTGCGAACTGGGCATCCAGCTCGCGCTTGCCATAGCCCTCATGCGCGCCGCGAAGCGAAGTGCGGTAGTTCAGCTCCTCTTGCGCGGCTTTAACCTCCTGCTGGGCCGCGGTCAGCTTCTGATCGCGCTCGCTTACCGCCGGCTCAATGCCGTATTGACCAGCAAGGCTGGCAGCAAGGCGGGCGAAACCAGGCTGCTCCTGCTTCGGGAGCTCCTCAGCATTCTGCAGGCCTTGCTGGGCCGCGGCTAGTCGAGCCTCGGAGGCTTTGATGCCCGCAGCGTCGCCGCCGCCGGAACGGATGCGCGACTCCACGACGTGCTGATTCTCACGGGCCAACCGCTCCTGCTCCATGCGCTGCAGGTTGTTGGCTTGAATCTCAGAGACGAGATTCGGGCTCACCAACATGAACGCGGCCTCGTCGAAACCCATTACGGGGACGTCTGTATCGTTCGCTGAGCCGTTCTCGGTGGCAGGCGCCCACCCCTCGATGGGCTTACCTTCCATGTCCGTCCCCGCCACAGCGGCGGCGAAGCCATTGGGCGTGGCGACCCCTCGCACACCGGTGTAGTTGCCACGGCCATACCGCGCGGGGTTCTGATACGCCAAGAGGCGCCCCATGGCCTCGTCCAGCCCCTTAGCCTTGAGACGCCGGTTCAGTTCGGCGATGTCGGTGGTAATTTGACCGGTCTTTGGGTCGATCATTTCCGCCGCGAGAACCAACCGGGTACGCTCCATTTCCTCCTTGAGTTTCCCGTCCCGATAAGTGTCCTCACTGATCTTGATGCGCCGGCTGTCCAGCGCATTGCGGGCCTGGGCCTCATGCGCCAGGCGCTTTTGCTCCGAGTCGAACTGCCGCTGGTTCTCCTTGAAAGTGCGGTCGGCCTGCGCGTCCTCTACGCGAAAACGCTCTTGTTTCTGCGCCTGCTCCGACTCATAGCGCGTGTCCTCGATCGCATCACGCGACAGGCGATAGGCCTCATTACGCTTGAGGCGCTCCTCCTCGCGCATGGTCTTGTACATATCGAGGCCGGTGGCCGCGCCGTTGTTGAGTCCCTGCAGGACTGCGCCGAGAGTGTCAACCATTGGGGGCTCCTTAGAACGCCATCATCGCCATCATCCCGAGCGAGGCGGCGGCGCTGTAAGTCTGCGCCTTCTGCTGGGACTGCTGTTGTTTGTATGCCGCCTTGTTGGCCGCATCGGCACTGGTGCGAGCGCCTTCGAGCTGGGACGCCGAGCCGAAGTTGCCGAGAGCCTGCTGCCGCAGCTGCTGGCCGACGTTCATCAGGCCCGCAAGCGTCTGCTTCTGTCGGTCGCGATCGCCGAGGTACGCCGTGTTGCCGGCCGTCAGGGTATTGAGCGTGCCACCCAGCGCCTGCTGACGGGCCTCACCAGCCGCCTGGGTCGGGGTCACATCGGCGCCGTAACGCTCACGCATGCGGGCCAGCGACGCGCGGGAGCGCACCGCGTCCTGCTGCGCCGTATCCATCGACTGACCGACCGTCGACTCCTTGAGGGAGTCGATGGTGGTCTGCTCCAGCGGGCGGAAGTCCTGAATGTAACGGTCGAACTCGTCCCGGCTGATTCGTGCCAGCTGGTCGGCAAGAGGGGTACGTCCGCCCGTCACCGAGCCGCCGCTGCTGGTGCTTTTCGCGGAGGAGAGAAATTTCTGCCCCGGCTTCCCGCCCGTACCTGTGGCGCTCAACTGCGCGGAGCCCCACAGCCCGCGGGGGGTGCGTTCGGGGCTACGATATCTGTCGGCGACCGTAATAGAGGCTGCATCCGCGATAGGTGTCTGGCTCATGGTCAGTACCCGTTGATCATCTTGTTGCGCTGCTGGAAAGTCTGCGTGTAGCGCGGCGTGCTCTGGTATGCCTTACCAGCCTCGGCCATCGACATGGCTTTGGGCGCGTCGCGCATCTGTAGCAGCTTGTTCGTGCCGTAGGTTGCGCCCACCGACGCCAGACCGCCGATCAGCGCCGCGCGCTCGCCCGCTTTGGCCTGCTGCTCAGCCATCTTGTCGCGCACGGACTGGATAGCCGCCTCGGTCTGGATCTGCCCGGCCTGACTCAGTGATTTGGTCGCGTCCGCCGTGGCGCCAAGGCCCACACCCAAGGCATCCAGCCGGGACTGATCGCGTTCAGCAAGCCCCTGCTGCTGGCCGCCCACCCGCGCCTGCGTGATCGCGCCGGCCAAACCGGAGGTGTCCATACCGCCGCCGGTCATCGCTGTGGCTCGCAGCGTCTCGGTTGCCTCGCGCATGCCTGCGGAACCGGCTTGCCCGGCCAAACGCCCCGAGAAGTCCTGACTCGCTTCGCTGACCATGCGCTGAGCCAGCGGGACGTAGGTCGACTTGTAGTAGTCGTACTGGTCCTTGGCCAACTGGGCCTGGATCTTTTCGCCCTTGGACACCGGCGTCGGTGCCGGCTTATCACCGCCTCCACCGCTCATTAGATACCCCCGTACTTCACAACCCGGATCACCGGGGCTTGTTGCGAGTCCGCCTGACGTTGAGCCTGCAGCATCTGACCGTTGGCCATCGCCTGATAGTTCATTGCCCCCTGCGGGTCACTCCACGGCACGTTGCGCATCATCAGCAGCTTGGCCAGCGCGCCGTACAGGATGCCGTCGCGGTGCTGATCGAACAGCTCGTCGGGCAGCTCCTCCAGCGAGCGCAGCGGCAGCAGTGCGACGTTGGCCTCCACACCGTCGAGGATGTAGCTCTGGTCGGGCACCGAGTCCAGATGGACCACCCGGGTGATACCGTTGATCGCATACCCGGTCGGCCGGGCAGTCACGTCGCGCAGATTGCGCGGGGAGACAGCCTGCAGCACCTTGCCGGCGAGCTTGGCCCAGTACACGCGCAGCACCGCGGTACCCGTCGGCAGGTCCAGCTCAACGACGCGGTCGCCGGCCGTCACCGAGGCGGGCTCCGTGGTGAAGCGCCACGCCTTGGACTCGCGGTAGAACTCGACCATGGCCGTGCGCAGGTGGCGCACGATCAGCGGCTCAGGGCAGCCCTGCGCCTCGATCATGGCCTCGGGGAGAAGCTCCTCGACGTAGTTCATTCTTGAACGCCCCCTTGGGTGGTGCTCGACGCCCCCACGGCGGCGGTAAAGGCCGCATAGTGCTTGGCCGATCGCTCAGCGTTGCCCGGGTGGTCGCTGTCCTTGTCAAAGGCGCGATAGAGCATGTAGTCGAGCAGTGCGTTGTTGAAGACGTCGCGCACCCCGGTGGCGGTGTCCACAGACGTCGCGGTGCCGGGCTCGAAACAGGCCAGCAGCTCCACCTGCCCCGTGCCGTCGTTGGCCGGGAACACGCTGAACGCCAGTGGCTCGTTGTCGTCGTAGCAGTAGTGGCGCACCTCGGCGGCCTCGGGGAACACCTCGGTGTCCTCCCAGCCAGGGTGCATCGCGTCAAGGATGCGGCGCTCGACCTGAGTGACCACGCGGCCCGCAACGCGCGGGCTGGTGGAGCGCAGGTTGGCCACTACACGCAGGAGCAGGAAAGCCCCTGCTGGCAGCTGCTGGAGAGTGCCCGTCTCTAGCACGATGGCTGCACGGCGGGCGAACTCGGTAGGCCGGTAGACGGACAGCTCGCGCCGCCCGTCGTTGAACCAGCCCAGCAGCTCAGCCTCGTTCCAGCGGGTGCCGTTCGCGTCCTGCAGAATAGTCTGGGCGCGTTGGACAAGCCCACGGATCGAGGTCGCCATGGATTACTCCTGCGGGCGGGCTTTCACTACTTCCCAAGCGGCGTCGCGCTGGGCGTCAGTCACAGCTTTGCCGGCGATAGCACGGATGGCTGCCAGCTTTGGCTCACCGTCGGCGGTAAACGCCTTGGGGTCGCCTTTTTCGATCAGGGCGTCGATGGCCGCCACGACATCAGCCAGGGCCGGGCCTTCCTCTGCAACCGGTGCCGGGGCCTCGCCCTCCTCGGACACGCCGCGAGTCAGGGCCACCGGGATAAGCTCCGGGTGCAGCTCGGTCGGGATGCCCGCTTCCATCCGCACTGCGATGCCGATGGCGTTGGAAATCATTTGGGTAACGGGGGAAACGAAACGCTTGGTCATGTTCTTGTCCTTGTTAGGTCAAAAAAGGGTGGCCCGAAGGCCACCCAACCCACTCCCAATCAGCTCAGGACCGACAGGCCGGTGTCGAGGGTGATGACACCGAAGTCTTCCTTGGTCGCGTAGCTGGACAGGTTGCCCTTGAACTGCGGCTTCAAGAAGCCGGCCATCTTGGCAACCGAGATACCCAGCTGGTTCTCGTAGTCGAAGGTGTCTTCGACCCACTCGGCAGTGCCGATGTCGGCCATACCCAGCGCCTGGGCACCGCACAGCAGCGCACGCTGACCGTGGGTGTTACCGGAGGCGCCGAACTTCTGGCCGGCAGCTGCGCCAGAGGTGTCGTAGACGTGGCGGTACTCGTGGACGATCATGCCGTCGACCATCACGCTGGAGGCGCCGCTGAACAGGCTGTTGGACTCGCCGCGAACGCCCGCATGGCGGATGTTGGCGATGAAATCCGGGTCCAGACGCAGGTCGGCCATGCCCATCGGGGTCACGAACACGTGGTAAATCTCGTTGCCACCGCTGCCCTTAATCGGACGGATGTAGCTGTCCTTGGCGGCGGCTTTCAGCTGCACCAGCGACTTGTAGGTCATGGTGACCAGCGAGCCTTCGGCGGCCGAGTTACCGGTACCGCGGGTCAGACCTGCCGATTTCAGGTGGAAGCAGCGGTTGGCGGTCGGGGCCGGGGACGCCTCGGCGAACTCCAGGTCGGAGAAGTTCTTACCGGCAGCCAGTACCGGGCGCAGCGCACCGTTGGTCTGGCGGGTGTACGGCATCGAGGACAGGGTCAGGAAGGCCAGCTGGTCCAGACGGTCAGCGATCCAGTAGCCCAGGGCGTCCTTGGAGGCGTTTCGGAAGTTCACGATGGACTTCTGATCAGCCATGCGACCTTCGATACGGTTCGCGTGACGCAGCTGGTCGAACAGGATGACCGCCTCGTAGCTGTTCAGCGCTTCTTCGCTGTCCTCCAGCTTGGTGTCGCCCACAACACCGTCGCCGAGCAGGTCGGCCAACAGGGTGATAACGGCGCGGGTGCCCTTCTTGGACTTGGTGAGCTCGGTGACCTGCTGGATCATCGAGTTCGGGCCGGTGCCCAGGAACTGGGAAATGAAGGCGTTGTTGCGCGCGTGGTGCCAGAAGGCCATACCCCACGCGGTTTTCTGCTCGGCAGTCAGAGCAGCAAAGTTAGTAAGTGCCATTTGGCGCTCCCATTAGCCGCACGTTCGCGCGGCACAAAAGTGGTTTTTGTGTGCCTGCGCCCGTGTCGTGGGAGCCAAACGAAAATGTGCGCGAGGGGAGCGACCCGGCCCTGTGTCGTCGGGCTAGTACGAGTTAGGCATATATTAGCACTGCTGATACATAAGAAGAAGCCCCGCAGTGCGGGGCTTTTTCAGTAGGCTCAGATGACGTTGCCGAGCAATCGGTCGCGGACCGACTGGGGCAGCGCCATGAACTCGTCAGGGCTGGCGTTGTTGATGTCAAACGCCGGCTCGCTTTCGTCGCGGTTGCCAGCGACTTTCGGCGGGGCCTTGGTGGCCTTCTCGATCTTCGCCGCGGTCTTGGCCTGCTGCTCCTGCTTGGCCTTACTGGTGGCCGGTGCCACCGGGGCCTTGCGGTTCTCCAGCCCGTGGACCTTGGCCACGTACTCGGCGGCCTTCTGAGTGGCCTCCGAAATACTGTAGCCCTTGTCGATGAAGCTCTTTTGCAGGATCACCGACTCGCTGGCCAGCTCCTCGTCGAAGTCATCCGAGCCGTCGTCCAGCTCCGGGTAGCTCTCGAACACGTCGCTCAGCACCTGCTCGAACTGCATGCTCTCGCGCACGCGGGCGACCACATCGGCCTCGGCAGGTGCCTGCTGTTGCGCCGGCGCCTGACGCGGGGCCAGGGCCGCGAGTACCTCGGCCTGCAGCGCAGCAGCCTTCTCAGTCTCGCCGGCGATCAGAGCGGTGTTCGCCTCGACCATCTTGGCCTGAATCTCCTCGGTGGAGAGCGGCTTCGGCGCAGCAGCCTGGGCGGCGGCAGCCTCCATTTCGGCGATGCGCTGCTCCAGCTCTTGGGCCTTCTGCTCAGCCATGCGCTGCTTGCGCAGTGCCTGATCGAAGCGGGCCTTCGGGATGGCCGGGCCTTTCGGCTTGCCCTTGCCAGCGGGGTTTACTTCATTGCCGTCTTCGTCAACTTCACGAGTGCCTTCTTCGCCACCTGACGCCGATTCCTCGCCGTCATCACCGGACGATGCCTCACCGTCGTCAGCGTCCGAATCAGCGTCAGCGCCGCCGGCTCCTTGAGTTGTACCATCAGCATCGCCACCGCCGGCGCCGGTGTCAGCATCAGTGTTATCGCCGCCGCCAGTTTCAGTGCCCGCATCGAGGTCGTCCTCATTGAAGTCGTTGCCGAAGTCGAGGCCTTCTGGAAGGCCCGGTTTGGGATCGCCGCCTGCGAAGATCAGATCGTCAGCCATGGATTACTCCTTGGATTTCTTGGGGGTGGGCTTTTTGCCTGCCTTGTCCGTGGCGGCTTTTGCGCTGCGCTCGGCAGCGCGCAACTGGACCTCGCCCTGGAAGCGGGTAGTGGCCAGTTGAGCAGCAGTGCGGAGCTGTTCGCCCTGTGCACGCGCTTGGTGGGTAAGTTGGGCCAGCTGCAGACGAGTCTGCAGCTCCTCGCGCTTGAGGCGGATCTTCGCCTCCAGCTCCTCGCGCTTGAACTGCTGCTCGGGGGCGTCGTCGCCGCCGGCGGACTGGCTGGTCTTGGCCATGTTGAGCGCGGTGATCGACTTGAGGTTCTCGGCCTGTGCCATGAGCTTCTCCAGCTCGGCCTGCGCCGTCTGGATCGCCAGCTGCTGCTGGACCTGCATCATTTCGATTTCCTGCTCGGTCGGCTCGGCCTGACCCAGCAGCTTCTCGACCTCGGCCGCAATCTCGTCGCGGTTGGCGAGGTTGCTGTGGCGGATAATGATGGAGTCTGGGATGGCGATGCCGTTCATGCGCATGTCCATCAGGTCGGCGAACTGGCCCTCGTCGTAGTTGTCGCGGGTCGGCGCCGTGCTCACCACCACTTCGTAGTCACCGGTGGTGACGTTGTTGATCAGCTGGCCGGCGGCGTCGATCGTGTTGAGGGTGATCTGCTCGTCCTCGACCATCGGGTTGTGGTCGTAGGTGATATGGACCACGCGCTCCTCGGTGTAGAAGTCCTGCACCAGTTCGAGCACCTTCTTGGCCACCAGATTGCGGGTGTACTCCAGATGGGTAGCCGGCACCTCCAGCTGGACCTGGCCCTGCTGGGTCTTGCGGTCCAGCGCTACGCCGGACACCGACGGGGCGGCAAAGCCCAGCATGCCGTCGTTCACGCCCGAGATTTCGCGGATCGAGAACGCCGCCTTCTCGCTGATGCGGTCGATGCCGGTCGGCACCTGATTGGGCTGGATCTTCTGCGGCGGGTTCGAGCCTCGCGCGTGCTCCAGTACCAGACCGGTTTCAGCACCACGCTCGGCCAGCTCGTCAGCGGTCATGTTGACGAGGGTGCCCTCCTCCACCGTCCAGCCGCTGTTGGCGGTCGTGTTGACGATGTGGAGCTCCTGGCTGCGGGTCTTGTTCAGGTACTCCTGCGGCCCGACCAGATTGCGCACCATGCCGAACGGCTTGCCGCGGCGGAAATACGGGAAGAACGGCACCACGGTGAAGGTGCGGTACAGCGACCAGTCGTCGTAGAGCAGCACACTGTCAGCACTGACGGTCCACCGTACACGGCGGCCGGCGCGCTTGTGCATGAACAACTGGGTCTTCTTGGCGAAGGCCTGGGCCTTCTTGTCGCTCCACCCGCTCGGCACCTCAGCCATGTCGCCGGTCTGCGGGTCGACGAACATGCGCTCCATGGTCCACTTGTAATACTGGCGCTCGATGACGCGCACGGACTTGATGTCGCGGGCCTCGACGTCGCCGTTGGCGTAGACGTAGGCCTGCGCCTTGGCTTTGCCGGCGCCGAAGCCGTTCTCCTCGAAGCGGACCGAGTCGTAGCGGTAGTTGTCGCCGCCGGCCACGTTGGCCTTGAGCGAGTCCACCTTGTCCTGTCCGTACTTGGAGCCGATTTCATCGAGCGACATCCAGCGGGTGACCGTCACCTCGTCCCAGGTAGACGGGTCGTACTCCTTGGCATCCGGGTCGAGCACCACCGATACCGGGTCGAGGGAGGTGATTTCCACCTCGCCGCCCATGTGGTCGTCGAAGTTGACGCGGATGTCGAAGAATCCCCGGTCTTGGATCAGGCCGTCGCTGACGACCATCATTTCCTGATACTTATAGCGGTTAGCGTGCAGGATCTGCATGGTCAGCTTGTTCAGTACAGTGGCCACCGGGCGCGAGGCATTGAGGCGGGGCTTGAAGCTGAACTGCACGCTGCGCTTGAGGTGGTCGCCCAGCGCAGTGTTGATCACCGCGAGGATCATGTTGAAGGTGAGCGCCGGGCGCCCCTCCTTCTCCAGCTTGGTCTTGACCGCCTCGTCCCACTGCCCATCGCCAGTGTAGAAACCGTCGAATTTGGCCGCGAGCTCCAGGTACTGGGCGTGACCGTTATCACGCGCGCGGACGTAGCGCTCATGGTTACGACGGGCGATGGTGTTCGGGTCGGCTGCGGCCACTGGGGTCACCTCAAATATCAGCAGTGCTTATTCTATCACGCGCAGCAGGACTTAGAAGCCGCCCGGCTTGGCGATGCTGCGGATCAGCCACATCATGCCCTGCTGCAGATTGGTCTTGGCGATAGCCAGGGCACGTTTGTCCGGCACCTGATCGCTGGTCCGGGCGAACTCGGCACTCTCCAGCCGTTCGATCAGCTCGCCAATCTGGTTGCCGAGAGTCTTGCCCTCATTCATCAGGTCGATTTCTTCTTGCGACAGGTCGCGGTAGCCCTTGATCAGCTTGTGTTGGTCTTGCACGGCGGTACTCCTAGCAGGTGATGGTGGGGTTGGGGTGCATGCGGTTGCGCTGCATCCAGTCGCGTACCTCAGTGGGCAGCTGGTCGGCTGGGGTCCCATCATTTAGCGGCCGGCGCACATTGGCGGGGAACGTCAGCGAAGGGCTAGTCGGGGTCTTCTTCTCGAACACCAGGGCCAGATGGTCGCGGATCGCCTGCCACTGAGCGGCAGACGGGGCATCGGGGGTCAGCTCGGCGAAGCCTTGCATCCAGTAGGCGAATTGCTCGGGGGTCATGGGTCAGCTACTCATGTGGTTTTTATGCCCGGCAGAGCCCCGGGCCAGCTTGTTCAACTTGTCCTTCCACGACTTCTTGGGCGGCGGCTTCTTCTCCCGCGGCGTGACCAGGAGCGAGAGCATCTGGCCGATCCACGCCATGGCATCGACGCAGTCGTCGTGTGCGCCGTTGGGGAAGCGCATCATCTCCGCCACCAGATCAGCCGTGGCGTTGCAGTTCTTGCGGAAGTGGACGAGGCCTTGCTGCATGCGGCCCTGAATCGAGCGGGCGCGGGCCACTTTGTCCCGGGTGCCGGGCTTGAGCTCCTCGATATAGAAGCTGGTCAGTCGCTCCTCGCGGATACGCTTGTCGAGAAACGGGCGCATGGTCATTTCGATGTGCCCGCGCTCCAGACCGGTAATGGCCGGGCGCCAGGTCTTGTAGACCTCCATGACCTTATCCACCAGCTCCATCGTGCCCCAGCGGCCAGCCTGAATGTCGACCACGTAGGTGCGATCGTGCCGGTCCACGCCGACCGTGACCCCTACCGAGCGGTCGTTCTGCTCCTTCTCACCGATCGCGAAGTCCCACGCGGTGTAGAAGTTCAGCTCACTGTAGGGCGGAATGTCCTGCGACCCATACCACTGGAACATCCCCTTGTTGAAGTAGTCACCGTCCTCGGGGGTCGGGTTCTGCTGGTACAGGGCCTGCCAGTCGCGGGGGCCGACAGCGCGCTTGATACGCTCCAGGGCCTCGGTGTCGTAACGCTCGGCGTGCAGCGGCTCGCCCCGCTTGCGGAACAGCTCGTCGTGCACGGCCTGCGCCGGATACTCGACCACGACCCACTCGTCACCCTCACCCTCGGCCTGCTTCTTGAGCAGTCGGCCGGCGAGGTCGTCGTCATGCCAGCGGGTCAGGATCACCAGCACCCCGCCGCCCGGCGCCAGACGGGTGTACGCCGTCGAGGTGTACCAGTCCCAGACCGCATCGCGGTTGGTCTGGCTCTCTGCAGCGTCACGGTTTTTGACCGGGTCGTCGATTACGAGGCAGTTGTGGACGAGGACTCCGCCAGCGATGAAGTTCTCGGTGCTAGTTTGGAGGTCGACTACATCGAAGCCAGGGCCGTATAAACCTGCTTCCAGGTCGCCTGCGCAGACGCCGGCATCGCATGATACGAGGAATGGCACGTCCGACAGAGGCCGATCAGGTTCGCCATCACGTGGTTGGTCGAGTCGTGGTCGATATGATGCACTTCCGTCGCCCCAAACCGCATGCACTGCCGGCACAGATGATCCCGATGCAGGATGTGCGAGCGCATCTGTAGCCACTCGCCCTGGTAGGCGCTGTAGCCCTTCACTGATGTGTTGCGACGACTCTCCAGATAGCACCCGTGGGAGCAGAACTTCTGCCGCTTGCGCCCAGTCACCGGCGCTTTGCACGTCAGGCACTCGCGGGTCGTCTGCAGTGTTGCCCGTGTATGTGCCCGTCGGTGCAGCACGTAGCAGGTCTGGGAGCAGAACGCCAAGGTCGTGTCGCCGTTGCGCCGCTTCGCTTTCTCGTACTCCGACGCATTCCGGTCGAACGTCACTGCGCACTGAGCGCACTGCAGTCTGACCTTCGCCGTGGCGAGCTGCGTCGCGTAGCAATCGTTGCAGGTCTTCGCGTGCGGTGCCTTCGCTCCACCGCACTCGGGGCAGGTACGCTTCGCCGCTATCGGTAATCCGTTGCGGGCGCACAGTTGCGAGCAGAACGTCCGCTGCGGCGTTGCTGAGCTCGCCCGTTTGCGCAGGGCGTTCTGGTGCTCTTTCAGACGGCGCGGAAACCCGACACCGCAGCACTCGCAGTGCAACCAGATCATCTGACGCATCGAGTTCGGCGGCGTGAATATAGCCCCGGTTTTTGGTCCAAACGCGATGGTCAGGCGTACAGACCAGGGCGCCGGAACGAACCAGCTCCGGTTTGCGGGTAGTAGATACAGCTTCGACCGTAGCCCAGACAGGCTGCCCTGATTCGTGGTCATACCCCAGTACCTCCTCGCCGACGCGGACCTGATTGGCCGGTATTTTACCGCGGCGCGTGGTTACTGACAATTGACTACTGACACAGTGAGCCCCTTTCCCGGTAATTGGCCCCCCTACCCCGGCTGCCGAATAACCGCCCGCTTGCGTCGTAAGCCACTGCTCGACCGACTGGCTGTCCCTGCTCACCACGCAGTCAGGGAACACCGCCGAGAAGCTCGGGTCCTTGACCAAGTCCCGCACCTTGCGCGAAAAGCCGTTGGCGAGGTCAGAACCATACGAACAGCCGATGAACTCGTGCTTCGGGTACCGGCCCAAGTGCCACGCGGGGAAGGAACGCGAGCCAATCTCCGATTTCCCGTGCCGCGGGGGCATGAAGATCATCAACCGGGGCGATTCTTTGGCCGCTACGGCCGCCGAGAACCACTCCAGCTTGTCGCAGATGTCCTTGTGGACCCAACCGGGCTCATAGGCGTCGTTGAAACGCAGGATGAAGGGCAGCAGGTGGTCACGGGCGAGCTGCCGGCGGGCCATTTCCTGCTTGGCGGCCTCTGCAGCGTCGAGTTCGCGCTCCTCCTGGGCCTTTTTGGCCTTCTGATCCTCGATTTTCTTGAGTGCGGCGGCCTTTTTGACCCGGATTTCCGCATGCGCGCGGCGTTTTTCACGCAGTGGGTCGGGTTTGAGCTCTTTGACGGCCGATTTGGCCCTGACGGTGGTGTCTTCGGACTGTTTTGCCTGCGCGCAGTAGACGCAGAACCCTGCTCGGTTGAACAAGGTGGCGGGGTGATCAGTGTCGCATCCTGCGCAGTGCCGCATTTCCAGCGGCTTCGTGCGCGAAGTGATCATTCGAGGGTTTCAAACTCCCCTTCCAGCGGGTCGGGGGCCAGGGAATCGACCTTCAACCCGGCCAGACGCATCAGCTCCGACAGTGGCAGGTCCGCCAGCTGGCGAGCCGTGACAGTTTTCGGCACTTCGGTGGCCGGCGTGTCACCCAGCTTGTGCAGCTTCACCAGCGAATCGGTGGCCTTGACCATTTCCGCCGCCGTAGCCGAGCAGTGGTAGGCCTTCATGTACATCGCGTGGGCGTCCTCGATCCCGAAACGCACGCGGGGGATCAAGTGCTCCGCGAGCTCGGCCTCGTAACGCTCGATGTACTGGCGGATCACGGGGTCCTTGTCCCACGCCTGACCGGTGTTCTTCCCGCAGCCGGCCTCCCGGGCAGCCGCCAAGATGCTCAGGCCGCCGACACGGGCGGCGACGAACATGCGCTGCTGGCTGGTGATGGCGGGCAGATCGAGCTGGCCGGTGCTTTCGTCGGCTTCGATGCTGGCCACCTGGGCCTCAAGGTCGAACAAGGGATCTTTCATGGCGCACATTATCAGCCCTGCTGATACTCATTGGCAACAGAAAGGCCCCGGAGGGCCTGTGCTACCGCCCGTAGATCAGATTGGGATCGTAGCTCAGGGGATTCCCCGCGGGGATTGCGGGGGTGACGCCCTGGTCGACACGCATGCTCGACTCGTAGTCGTAGACGCGTAGGTTGTCGCCCGGCGAGGTCGCCTGATGGCGGAACACTTCGATCTGGCCGTTGTCGCGGACGTACACGTCCTGGCGGGTCCCGTGATCCGGGGTCTGGGGATACGGGTCGACGCCCCCGCTGCACTCGCGAATCCAGTTGGTGGAGCCGGTGGCCATCCAGCTTTCGCAGGCGGCGTTGGCGGCGGGGGCTGCGAGAGCCAGGGCAAGGGCCAGAGGTCGAAGGTCCATGACGAAAAATTCCTAGAAATTTTTTGGGATTTGCTCTGGGGCAATTGTCGATCGTCGGGGGTCGATTTGTCGAGGGTCGAGTGTTGGGTGCCGAGTGTCGGGGGTTCCGGGTGCGAGGGGGGGGGGGTATGGGGTCTGCGGTTCGTGGGACTCCCAATTGGATTCGGGTTTCTGGTTCGCCCGTTTTCAAAATCCACCTCAAGGAACCTTGTTTCGACCCCCACCCGGGGGGTCTAGGAGCACTCGATATGTACGCAGCATCCAGCATCATCAGCCTCAACCTTGCACTCCTCGCCCTGTTCACCATCCCCGTGATGGGCGCAGCTGTATTGGGTGCGCTGCACCCCCTCACTATCCGCAACAAGTACAAGCGCATGAGTGCTGTGCGTGAGGCGAAGCGTGGGCTCTGGCTACTGGCCAAGGCCTACCTGTCGGTAGTGGGCTTTCTAGCGTTCTGCACGCTGGGCAGCCTGATCACCTGGAGCGCGGGCGTATGAACTACCTGCCTCTGATCCAGTACATCTGCGTCCTCTGGGCGCTGTGTCTGGTATCCCTCGTCTGGGATGCCAAAAGCAAAAAGCCTGAGCACCGCGCCAACGGTGCTCAGGCCACTCGTGTCACCAAAACCCAAACCACCAAGTAAGAGAGAAGGAACACACCATGAAAACTAACACCATCGCAAACGTAATCGCAACCGCTCGTGGCGTTGAAACCCTGCTGCCGATCGTCACCGGCCAACAGTCGCTGGTCGAGTGGGCTCAGTCCATCGCTGGTGAGACTGTCACCACCAAGGCAGGGCGCGAGATTAGCGCCGCCCGCGCCACGCTCAACGGTGCCCAGTTCGCCATGACCAACATGGCCATGGCCCTGCGCTGTGCCACCGAGCTGGGTGCGCTGCCCTACACCCAGGCGGTGCGCGAAACCAAGCGCATCTACAACGTGCTCGACGGTCTGCGCGTCGCCTTCGCCGGCGTGCGCAACGAGGCGCACCGCGAACTGGTGGTGGCTGAGGTTACCCTGTCGGTCAAGGATGGGGCGTTCAACGACCTGCAGAGCGAGCAGGACAATGAGCCCTACACCGAGCAAGAGCTGGTGGCCATGGGCCTCGACTGGGAGCAGATCGAGGAGTTCATGGAGCTGCAGGCCGCCAAGGTCAGCCTCGGGCAGTCGCACCTCATGGATAGCGATGGCAGCATGGCCGAGGACGAGGGGGAAATGATCGCGGCTGTGCACGATGCCACCCAGCTCTGGGACATGGAGCTGCGCGACATCAAGTACGCCGAGGGTGCGTGCGCTTCGGTGGCCTTGATCGGTAAGAACTGGCCGACCAGCAACGTCGCCTGGGGCATCGTAGTCGAGCGCCTCGCCGACACCTGGGACGCATCCATCGAGTATGCCGACGACAAGGAAGCGGCGATCAAGAAGGTGGAGCGTCGTGCCGCTGCCCTCGCCGATCTGCACGCCAAGCCGGTGATGGCCCGCTGGGTGATCAACCACGTCACTCGCAGGGTGTTCCGCGATCTGGTGATGCTCGACCTCAAGGCCGAGGACGTGCAGGAGCGTTGGGACTGGGCCGAGCGTCAGGCGTTCAACGAGGAGCGCTACAACGTCCCGGGTCGTGCCACTCGCCGCAACATGGGCGAGCAGGTCGAGTCCGAGCGCAAGGCGTTTCTGTACTACGAGGAGCTCAATGAGGCCGAGCTGGGCGCCGGCAGTGCTTACGCCCGCATGGACGAGAACGGTGTGGTGCTGCGCAGCACCATGAACACCGCGATGACGCTCGCCCACAAAGAGGGCGACGTCGATAACTGGGCAACCATGATGGATACCCACGAGGAGGACGTGGATGCTGCCATCAACCGCGACCGTCGCTGGTACGCGGCACAGCTCGAAGCCATCGAGGGCATCAAGGCCAAGCTAAACCCGCTCTACAAGGAGCTGCGTGCCCTGGACCTGTCGCTGGCCAAGGTGTGGGAAATCTTCGCCGATGAAGGTCGCCCATCGCACCCGCCGGTGTACTGGAACATGGACCAGGCGTTCCAGGACGCGGAGCAAGCCAAGGCCGCCATCCGCATCGAGGCCGCAATGGCCAAGCAGAAGGCCCGCGAGGCTGAGGGCGACGCTCTCGTGAAAGCAGCCGCAATGGTTGCAGAGATGCTGGGCCTGTAACACCCACTGCGCCGGGGGCAATCCCGCCCCCGGCCTTCCAAGGAGCAACACCATGGACATCAAAGAAATGATGGCAGCTGCTGCTGCCCGTAACAAAGCGCGCCGCGAGGCTGTGGAAGCAGCCCTCAAAGTCACCCCCGTTACCCCGGCCAAGCCACGCCTGCGTGTGTACGCCGGCCAGCTGGTCACCGAGGCCATGGTCAAGATGGCCCTCGGCCTCGAAACCTTCGCGCAGAAGCTCGCCCGCTGGGCTGAGTCCAAACGTGAAGCCCACGTGGACGGGGGCGCTTGCCCCCACTGCAACGGGACCGGTCGCTACCGGTTCCATACCGATGCCACCCGCAACGAGAAGTGCTATCGCTGCGACGGCAAGGGGCGCATCAACCAGAAGGATCTGGCCTACCTCGACCGTCGGATCAAGGGGGCCGGTCCTGTCTGCTGGGTAGTCGCGGCGCCGGCTGCCTGAGTGCCGGATAAACCCATCCCCTGACCAAGAGCTGCGTCAGCGTCGGCGTCTGCGTCTGCGGCTGCGTCTTGTCATGTGATGGCATCAGGTATGAGTGGATTCCACGAGTCCATTGATACGTGCTGGCACGCTGGCAAGCATCACGGGACAAGGGTCACAGGGCACTCGGCACTCGACACTGGAACCCGGAACGAAGAACCCGAGTCACTGCAACCGAGAACAACCAACGAGGGAATCCACATGAAAGTACTGGTACTGAACGAGTGCATCCGAGACGCGCGTGGCAGCGTGAAGACCATCGGCCAGCTGATCACCGTGGAGGCCGCTGCCTTGGCCTTCAACCGGGCGATCCAGGACATGGATCACTTGGCCATCCGCCAGTGCATGCGTGAGCTGTTCGCCTCGCTGGGCTGGCCGTGGGGGCGCTGGATGGTCGAAGCGACCCATGACTGGCCCACTTGGCCGGCGAATCGCTTGGCCCGGGTCTAAGGGCCCTCGTTGACTGCCACGGGGCCGAAGGTCCCTCGGCAATGAGAACGATTCCCGTGTCGAGGGCTGCTTGACGCGGGGCTCAGAAAAAGTGACCCTTGGCTCCACTAAATGACTAAATGACCGTCTACGGTCACAATTGGTCATTTTTTGATCTGTCGAGGGTCAATCGGCCCGGGGCCCGGGAAAAAAGGTGGCCCGACGAGGGAAAAGGGCCAAAAGTCGGGCCACCCGGAAACCCGCGTCCTAGAGCGGTCGCCGGGAAAAAGGTGGCCCGTGGGTGGCCCGAGGTGGCTCGACGTTTTCCCGCCGGGCCACCGCTGAAACCCGCGTGCTAGAGCGGCTGCTTGGTCATGGGTGGCCGAGGTGGCCGAGATTTTTTCGACTTTGGGGTAGCCGCTCCAGATCGACCTTTTTGCACGCGATTCCTCACGATGGTGCGGCACCCTCACGGGTGGCATCTTTTGTTCACTTGTGCGATTTACCCCCGGAAAGTAAGAAAATAGAGCCACCTTGGCCACCTTTCCCCTACAGCCCTAGTGCCACGGGGCTTTCAGAGGTGGCCCGGGTCAATTTTCACGGGCCACCCGGCGGGCCACCTCGGGCCACCTTTTTCGCACCAACCGCTCTAGCTCGCGGGTTTCAGGCCGATTTTCCCCAACGCACAACATCACACTATCCGAACATCAGCTGCGCTGATATATTAGCACCGCTGATCGACAAGGAGCGCCCGCCATGATCCACCCGTCCTACATCGCCCGCAAATTGGCCCTCAACGATGAAGGCCGCCTCGTGTGGCGCCTCAGCCCGCGCAAGGGCCGCCTCGCAGCCCACGACCGGGGCGCGGGCCCAATGGTAAAGCTCCTGGGGCACGACTACCCCGAACCCGTGGTGATCGACGCGCTGAACAAAGGCCTCGGGTTGGAGGGCCCCGCGGCGCAGAAAAAGAGGCGCCTTTCAGTCACAGGGGAACGCGGGGTCACGCTGCAAACCGGCACCCAGAAATACCGCGCCGCCGTCTATGCCGACGGGCAGCACAACTACCTCGGTCTTTTCCCCACCCTGGAAGACGCCATTGCCGCGCGTGACGAGTTCATCCGCCGCAACAACCTCTGAACGATCAACCAACGAAGGAACTCGCAATGCAGCTTGCCAATTTAACTCCGCATAGCCTCAACCTCTACACCCCGACCGGCGTTGTCGAGGTCCCGGCCAGTGGCCAGTTGGCCCGGGTTCGCTCGACAAGCGAAGTGGCTGGCGAGGTCATCGGTATGCCGGTGGTTCGCGCCTCATTCGAGCCGGTGACCGGGCTACCCGAACCTCGCCCAAACACCTTCTACCTCGTGAGCACGCTGGTGCTCACCGCGCTGCGTGCAGAGGGTGTGCACCGTGATGACCTGCTCGCCCCAGGCACCGGGCCAAACGATGGCGCGGTGCGCAATGCACAAGGCCAAGTGATGGGTGTAACCCGTCTCGTGACCATGTAACCAACTGAAAAAGGAATCTCAACCATGGCTCGTGTGATCCATCGGCGCACGCCCCTGCGCGAGCAGGACCTGCGCAAGTTCCAGTTCATCTACACGGTGCGCGAGGCCTGTGCCCCGGAAGGCTTGCCCAAGCGCAAGACCGCCACCGTGTTCGGGCTGAACCAGCTCGATGCTGATGTGCGCCTGCACCAGCGGGAGCGCAAGGCCGGCAACCAGATCCACGCGGTGATCAACGTGATCGCCGTGGCCAAAACCCTCAACGGACTAACTAAGGTAATTTGATCATGGGACTCGACTGCTTCGTAAACGCCAAACCACGCCCAGACAGCGAGCTGTCCACCGAGCTCTGGTACGGGCGCAAGACCAACGAAATCCACGGCTTCTTCCAGCGCTACTTCACCGACGGTGACAACTGCGTGGAACTGGAGCTGACCGATGAAATGCTCGACGAGCTGATGGAGCTCGCGTCACGGGGCGAATTGGCCCACACCTCGGGCTTCTTCTTCGGTGGTGCCAACGACCGGGACTATCTGCTCCGCACCGTGTCGGAGCTGGTGACCAACGCCAAGAAGGCGCTGGCCGATGGTGACTACGTCTACTACATGGCGTGGTACTGACCATGGCCTACGACCCCTTCGAAGGTTACTGGCTGCTCACGTTCGAGCTGGCCGACGACCCGAACAACGAGCGTGAGGAGTTCGTGGCCGATCTGGCCGAGGCGCGTGCCCATTTGCGCCAGTACCCCAGCCACATGATCACCTGGGCCGAGCTGCATGACGGCCAGGGGAACCTGATCACCGACAAACAGGTGTTGGTATGAGCGACAGTATCAGCAGGGCTGATGCAGCCAGTATTGACGACCTCAAGCGCGAGGCCAAGCGTTTGAAGAAAGCGAACCCCGGGATGAAGCATCACGAGGCCCTCAACACCGTGGCCCGTGACTGGGGCTATCTCGACTATCGACACGCCCGGGCGGTCCTCGCCCCGGACGAGGAGGAGGAGTGCGCATGACTCGCCAAACGATCTACGCCCCGAGCGCGGAGCTCGACCTGCTCGCAAGCCAACTGCGGGCCGAGGCCGAAGCGGCCAAGGAGAAAGCCAAACGCCTGCGTTGGCTGGAAGCCCCCGAATGGGCCAACTGCATCGCCAAGCCGAGCTTCCGCACCCTGGAACAGATGGAGAAAGGGAGCTGCCTGCCCCGCTGGCCAAGCGACCCCACGGACGCGGAAGACTGGCGCTGGGCCCGTCGAACCAGCTTCGGGTGGTTCAACTTCGACGCCGAGGGTGAAGTGCGCTCGGCAGCCGAAGCAGGCACTTGGACTATTCAGGAGTACCGCGAGTGACCCACTCCCCCGCCCCTTGGCGCTATGTCCCGAAATCCGGGCAGATCGTCGACGCCAACAACCGCCAGATATGCCGTATCTGGCACACCAGCAACCACGAGCGTGACCACGCCAACGGTGAGCTGATCACCTCGGCGCCAATGTGGCACCAGGTGTTCGGCCACCTCGGCACGCCGGATGAAGCTGGCAACGCGGTCATCGCGGCCCGTGACGAGCTTCAAGAGGCCCTCGCCCTGTGTGTCGCGGCCATTGATCAACTGCTCCCCGGCGCCAAACACATCCCGTGCGACGTGGGGCTTATCAACCAAGCGCTGATCGCAGCGCGCCCACTGATCGAGGTGAACGCATGAGTCCTTTCCCCAAGCTCGTCCAGCGCGCGGCCCTCTGCGTGCTGCTCGGCATCACCATGGGCTACCTCGGGATGGCCGGTCTGGTTTACATCGCCACCGACCCGCGCATCCAGCCGCAGGCCCCGGTATCCATGCCACTGGACAAGTACCGCTGCCCCCAAGGCGACGAGTTCCAACTCTGCCGCATCACCGCCAAGGAGAAGCCATGAACCAAGACGACGCCCTGAACCTGCACAACCTGCTCCAGCAGGGCGCCACCGTGACCCAGATCGCTGAGTCGTGGGGCAAGAGTCGCTGGCAGCTGTACCGCTGCTCGATCGCTACGGGCTGGAGAACCCGAACGTGCGCCTCAACGTCGAGGATCACGTGCTGCTGCAGCAAGAGTCCGGTATCCCGCCCGAGGTGTACGCCTACCGCGCCGGCATCAACCCCAAGTCCCTGCGCCGCTACTGCTGGAACATGGGCGAAAAGCCAGCGCTGCACACCTACGCCGAGAAGAAGGCGTGGTGGGAGAAGCAGCTCGACGCCTTCTCCCCGGAAAACGCCCAGGCGTTCTGCACCCTGCGCAACCTGCCGGTGGTGCTTGTCGCCGAGTGGTACCACCGCATCCACAAGCCCCGCGCGCTCCTGCTCTGGGGCTTCAACCGACTGTTGCTCGTCGAGGGTGAGCAGTTCATGGACTTCCAGCGTTTCGCTGACCCGGAAGCCCAGTTGTTCGCCCTCGGCGCCGGCAGAACCGCCGTACCGATCAAGGTCCGGCTCGCGGACGAGGTGTTTAAGTTCGCCCGTCCATATCAGCAGTGCTAATCCCCCACTTGTAAAGGTACTTGTCATGTCCAAAGCAACCGCCGTCAACCCGCTCCAGCAACTGGCCAACCAGCAGGCCATCATCCGCGCCGAGAACCAGTACCGACTGGCCAGACTTTTTACGCCATACCTGTTCCGCCCCGAGCGCGTGGACTACGACCGCGTGGCCGCGTGCCTCGACGCCCCGCGCCGCGCGTTCCCACAACCGACCGAGGCACTAAACACCTCCTTGTCCCGCATCGAAACCAACCTGGCCAGCGCTAACGCGCTGCTGGACGCGTTCAAGGCGCAGGGCATTGAGCCAACGCTCGACGCCGACCAACTGTTCATCACTGCCCAAAACAATGTTGAAGGCAACGCGATGAACACACGCGGCTACGAAGCGGCTGCATAGTATTAGCACCGCTGATATACTCTAGGGGTAAATAGCTATTTACCCCTAGAGAGGGCCTGAGCATGAACCAAGCGCGTTTGCGAGAACTGATGGATTACAACCCCGAAACCGGCGACTTCACCTGGAAGGAAACCCGCGGTCCTGCAAAAAAAGGGGCGACAGCGGGCTCGCCCTGCAACAAGGGGTACATCGTCATCGGGATTGAGGGGAAGGTCTACAAAGCCCACCGCCTCGCGTGGTTGTACATGACTGGCGACTGGCCGACCGATCAGCTCGATCACCGCAACCGCGACAAAGGCGACAACCGGTGGGCAAACCTGCGTGAAGCCAGCAACCAAGAAAACTGTCTGAACAGGACCCGCTACAACCGCACCGGTTATCGGGGTGTAGCAAAAACCCCCTACGGCAGATTCGTCGGTGCATGCACCTACCGCGGAAAGCGCTATCAGAAAGGGGGATTCGCAACCGCCCAAGAGGCCTCCAAATGGGCCGAACAGAAACGCCAAGAGCTCTTTGGCGACTTCACTACGCCCTAGAGTATCAGCACTGCTGAAAGGAACCAGCCATGCCACGTAACAACCGCTTCAACCCCGGATTCGCCGAACGCCTGCGCCAGAGCCGCGTGTCCCGTGGCCTGGAACGCGAGCTGCCCACCCCCGCCGAGATTCAAGCGGCATGGGCCACCCCAGCGATCAGCGGGCGCCAGGCCGTGACCATGGTCATCGACGAGTTCAGCGCTATCTGCACCGCCGACCTTGAAGCCCGGCTCACGTCGGCCATGGAGCGGCTACGCCAAATCACCGGCGTGAACCCGACCACCATCACGTTCGACAGCGCATGGCCCCGCGAAAACCTGCAGGAGCGCATGGACCGCTTCGTCGCCAACTACAGCGCTGGCCCACAGCCTATCCGCTTCGACCCGGCCATGGACCCGCCAATCCCAGGCCCGAACGCAGTACCCGTGGCACACCCAACAGGCGCTGTAACACCGCCGAAAGTACACGAGGCCCCTATGAACCAACAAAGATCGCTCTACACCGAGATTCAGCTCGGTGCCGCACGCTTCGTGCAGATGCTCCAGTACCTGCAACAAATGGGCGTCGGGCTGACCGACACCAGCACACGCCGCACCGACGAGTTCGGACTCGATAACACCGAACTGCTGCAGTGGGCGATGATCGCCACCGACCGCTTAGACCGGGTCTTCATCGAAGGGGAGCGCGACGCCCTCCACGCGATGCAAGCGCCAACGCTGCACGTGACCCTGTGCGACAGCCGAATGACCATCTGGGCCTCCCGCGGCGTCCTGCGCCACCCGGCCGTGGTCATGCAGCTCTCGGAAATGCTCCCCGAAGGGGCGCTACTCGACGCCCTGCGGGACAACGTGATCCTCGACTACACGCCATTCGACGGAAAGTGGTTCTACGTCACCGACACCGACCGCGACCCGTTCAACCTCCACTGGCCGGACCGCTACCTGCCGCACTTGCCGGGCATCCCGATCGATAGGCTGATGCGCTACACCACCCGCGGCACCGGCGTGTCCCTGATGGAGCCGCTCTGGCACCTGCGCGAACGGGCCCGCCTCAACAGCGGCACCTACCACAAGCTGCCCGAGGCCATCCGCGCCAAGCTGCCGGACGAAGCGTTCCTTGAGTACCCGCACCTGGCCACCAAGGAGAGCAACCTGGGCCTGCTGGCCTACACCCAGTCGCCGGTGGCCGGTGAGCTCGATCGCCAGGCGGTGATCAAGCCGGGCCGCTGGTTGCGCCGCTGGTTGCCCGAGGCCAGTGACGAGGAAATCAAGCAGATGGCCGCCATCTGCGCCGGCGAGTGCACCTCCGGGTGCAAGATCAGCAACAAAATGGAGGACTTCGTTCGCGTCTACAGCGAAGGCCCCGACAGCTGCATGGGCTACAAGCTCGACGAGGACAACATCCCCAAGAGCTGGTACCGCACCCGCGTCGACGGCGAGCTCACCCATCCGGTCAGCGTCTACGCGCACCCGGACAACGACATCGCCATCGCGTGGTTGGAAACCGGCACCGGAGCGATCGGCGCCCGTACCCTGGTCAACACCGAGAGCAAGCGCTGGGTGCGCCTGTACAAGAGCGACCGCGTCAGCGGCGCCCTGGACAAGCTGCAGCAGTGGCTCTCCAGCCAAGGCTACCGTGCGGACGGCGAGGCGCTGTACGGCCAGAAGCTGCTCAAGCTGGAGACGGACGGCGGCGACTACGTCTGCCCGTACATCGACGCCGGTGGCTACGACGTCACGGTCTGCGACGACCACCTGCGCGTCGGCCGCTACCCCGACCTGGGCCAAGTGCTCGGTACCGACCACTCCACGGGCTGCACCTGCACGCCTGAGGAGAGCTACGACTGGCACTGCGACGACTGTGGCGCCGGCATGAGTGACGACGATGACTGCTACACCACCGTGAGCGGTTACTGCCACTGCGAGGGTTGCGCCAGCAGCATGGACGCGATCTACGACTACGCGACCGGCGACACGCTCTACTCCAGCGACCCGTCGTGCGAAAACCGCGTGTACAACACCGAGCACTACACCGACTCCTGCGACGGCCATGACTGGATTCGTTTCCGCAGCGGCTTGCCCGCGGGCGTCGTGCTCCTCGACAGCAATCTGTACGACCACGACTGCGTAGCCCTGATCGAAGACTGCACCTACACCCATGAGGGTACCTACGTGCTCACTAAGGACCTGGATGATCACGACCTGTTCTACCACCGGGACGAGGGTCAGGCCGAGCCCATTGCCAACTGGGTCGTCCTCGACGGCGAGCTGTTCCCGTCCGACGAGCTGGACGACGACCTGCACGAGCAGCAGGTGAACGCGCGCGACATCGACTACCCCATGCTCGATGTGTACACCACCCGCGAAGAAGACGAAGAAGACGAGGAGGCAGCATAATATCAGCCCCGCTGATATAATAGACGTTGCGGCTAGGGGGCACCCGAAAACGAGCTAGTCACTCGCTGCCGCAACACCCCCGACTACTCCCCGACCAGGAGACCGCCGTGCTCACCCAAACTCGCCTAAAAGAACTGCTGCACTACGACCCCGCGACCGGAGCGTTCACCTGGCTGTCGTACCCGAACCCCCAGCACCCGGGGAAAACTCGGATAGGGCAACCCGCCGGAAGTCTCAATCAACGCGGCTACCGCCGCATCCAGATCCTCGGGAAATCCCACTTCGCACATCGCCTGGCATGGCTGTACATGACCGGCGCCTGGCCGATTCATCAAATCGACCACCGCGATACGCACCCGGCGAACAACGCCTGGGACAATCTGCGCGAGGCCACACCGAGCCAGAACGCCATGAACAGGCGGACGAGCACTGCCAGCTCCAGCAGGATCAAGGGCGTCAGCCCCCAACGCACACGCTGGGTAGCGATGATCTACCGCGAGGGTAAGCCCCTATACCTCGGCACCCACCCAACACCTGAAGAAGCAGCCTGCGCAGCCGTTACTGCACGCCAGCAACTACACGGCGAATTCGCGCGCCACGACTAGCACGCAAGGAACCAAGCCATGAGCCGCTCTAACAAAATCCGCACCATCCCCCACCATGTCACCCCCACCTTCGCCGAAACCGTCGCCACCACACCGGTGGGCATAGAGGTGCTGCTGGACATCCTGGGCTACCAGCGCTTTGCCGGCACCCAAGGCGAGCAGGACATGATCGCCAAGTACATCGCCACACTACCGAACGCCGAGGAGGACGGCTACGGCAACTGGTGGGTCGTAGTTGGCGACGCGCCCCCGACCACCATGTTCAGCAGCCATACCGATACCGTCGAGAAGCGATCCGCAGTAGGTAGGAAGAAGCTGAGCCTGCAGCGCAACTGGCTGAAAGTCGCCGGTGAAGGTGGTGTGCTCGGTGCCGACTGCGGCACCGGTGTGTGGATCATGCTCAACCTGATCGCCGCCGGCGTGCCGGGCGTCTATGTGTTCCACCGCGACGAGGAGATTGGCGGCGGCGGCTCAAGCTACATCGCCAAGCACCACCCCGAGCGACTCGAAGGCCTCCAGCACTGCATCGCCTTCGACCGCAAGGCGACCACCCACGTGATCACCCACCAGGGCGGCAGCCGCTGCTGCTCGGACGCCTTCGCCAACGCCTTCGCCGACCTGCTCAACCTCGGCACCGGCATGGAGTTCGAGCCTAACGACGGGGGCAGCTTCACCGACAGCGCCAACTACACGCACCTGATCCCCGAGTGCACCAACCTGTCGATCGGCTACTACGACCAGCACACCATGGAGGAGCGCCAGGACCTGTCCTTCGCCGCCGCACTGGTGCTCAAGCTGATCAGCCTGCCCTTCGACCAGTTACCGGCCGAGCGTGACCCGAAGGCCGACGAGGAGGAGGAGGACTGGCGCAGCTACTACTTCGGCAACTATCGCCGCGGCCCCTCCATGCGCGACCTGGTGGAACTCTATGCCGACGCTGTCGTCGACCTCCTCGACCAACTGGGCGTCACCCGCACCGAGCTGGAGCAGTACATCGCCGACGCCTATGGCGTATCCGTCGAGGAGCTCTGATGGCGAAAAAAGTTAAAGGAGCCGGCAGCCATGAGTGACGTGAAGCGATACGAAGCGGTGCATCTGCGCTACGACGACAACAACATCCGCTACGGTGAGGGTTGCGAGGTTGAAGTTGTGCTTGCCTCCGACTACGCCGCCCTTGAAGCCGAGCTAGCCCGCCTGCGCGCGGGGCAGGAGCCGGTGGCCGCTCAAGTGCGATTCCGCAGGCCAGAGAAAGGCTTGGCGGATTGGTCTGTATGGCAGCAGACCTCGATCAAACCACACATGCCGGCATGGTCTATTGATGGCGCGGGCTACGAAGTTGAGTACCGCCTGCTCTACACCACCCCGCAGCCGAGCGCAGGCGTGGTGATGCCAGAGCGTAAGCAGCTACCCGATCTTTGGTTTGCAGAATTTCACGAGTCTCGTGGATGGAACGCCTGCCTTGACGAGTTCGCCCGCCTGAACAAAGGAGCCGGCAGCGATGAGTGACGTGAAGCGATACGTGGTGACTTGCGACTGTATGAGTCAGGCAGCCTGGGGCGATTACGTCCGATACGACGACTACGCCGCCCTCGAATCCGATCTAGCAAAACTGCGCGCGGGGCAGGAGCCGGTGGCTTATACCACTGCCGGAATGCTGGCCATTGCAAAAGAGCTGCCGCTTACTGGCCGCATCGGCGCCCGCTGCAAGGCTGATGACCGCTGGAATGTGCCGCTCTACACCACCCCGCAGCCGAGCGCGGTGCCGGGTAACTCGCTGACCGGCGAATATCACGCTGACGTCAATCGCCTGATGGTGGTTAACCAGCAACTGCTGGAGGCGCTGGAGCACGCCGTGTCTGAGTACGAGAAGCTGCCGCACTCGCTTGGCTATGAGTTTACCCATTTGCCATCTATGCGCGCCGCCATCGCCGCAGCACGGAAAGAGGGCGGGAAGGTATGAGCCGCTGGGATGTGGATTGCTCAAGCTGTGGACGGCATATCGGGTACGTCTACAGCTCAATGCCTATCGGGCCGTTGCATTGTGTCGAATGCGGTGATGCCGAGCGTGAGCAAGAGGAACAAGACGACTACTTCTACCCTGGGTGCGGAACTCCGGGCTGTCAAGGTCACTGCGCTGGCGACGATATGATGGGGGATAGCTGAATGCCAAAGGTAATGATTGACCGCGAGCTGCTGGAGCAATTACACCCTTATGTGTATGGGCCAGAAAGAGTGAAGCTACAGCAAGAGGTTAAAGCCATCCTCGCCGCCCCGCGCCAGCCGGAGGGTGAGGGGCTGGAGGTGGTGGCGTGGCAGGACGCTGACAACCCGCTGTACACCACAGCGGAGCGCAGGCAGATGCACGGATGGGCAACCGATGGTTATCCGATTGTCGAACTTTGCCGCCTATCCGATCACCAGCGCGTCATTGCCGAGCTGCGGGAGGAATGCGAGCGGCTGCGTATGCAGCTTGCAGCTTGCGGAGTTGTCGCCTTGGCAAACACACCGGAAAGCGCCAGCGAAGCAAGACAGATGCACCAGGACTATATGTCCGCTTCTTGTTCCGATGTTGCCGGCGCAGTTGATCGTGAGATGACCCTGCGCCAGCAGCTTGCCGAGCGGGATGCAGAGATTATGGAGCAATGTCGGTTGAACGGAATGGGTGCCGAGCGTGAGTTGAAGCTACTGACCCAGCGCGACAAGCTGGCAGGGTTGCTGCGGGAATGGCGCGGAATGTTCGACGGCGGCCTTGCGTCTGGGCAGCTTGGTGTACTTCGCGGGCAAACAGACGCCGCCCTTGCCGCCCTATCCGCGCCCTTGACTATCAGCACTGCTGATATACAATCGCCCCCCAACAAGGACTGAGCCCGAATGACCGTGCAGCACATCCAGCTCTCCCCCGGCCACGCCGCCGTCAGCACCTACTGCTCCACCCTGCGCCATGTCGATTGCCAGGGTCGCGAACTCAATGACGACTGGACCCACCCGGGCAGCTTCACCATTTCCAGCCAGACCCCTGTGACCGTGAACCTCTACCACGGCCGCACCGACCCAGACGTCGATATGGACGACTGGGGCTTCGACGGACCGAAGTTCAACTGCCTCACCCTCGCCCATGATCCCGACCGCACGCTGCTGCAGGGCTGTGACGTCCTGAGCCTTGAGCTCGCGCAGCGTATGGGGCTATCCGTCGCCGGTGACACGATCACCATCGAATACCTGGATGACCTGCTGGTTATCCCGCGCTTCCGTGACGGTAAGCCTGCGTACTTCGGGGACCACTCGATGACCGCTACCGAAACGTAAGGAGCACCATGCAGGACATTGGCCGTTTGACCATTGGTCGCAAGGAAGGACAGTCATTCTTCGTCGGATCTTCGACGCTGGTGACCTTCCACAACATCAGCATGCGGCACCAGCATGCCACCATCGAAATCAGCCGCACCGGCGCCGACCAGCCCGAGCGTCTCCACATCAAACAAGATCAGGTGATCAACCTGGCACCCGATGTGGACATGGTCGCGCGCTTCAACGGCGAGCACGGGCGTCAGGTCAAAGTGACCATCAGCGCCCCGAAAAGCGTAAGCATCATGCGAAGTGAACTCGTCAATGAAGCAAAGGCAGCTGTCAGAGCTTGATCAGGTCCTCGCCCTGGCCCTGATCGCCACGCTCCACCGCGGCGAGCGGCTACGCATAGCCCTTCGCCGTTTCGCCAAAGAACTCCCACATGCCCGCCGGGTAGGTTTGAAGCTGATCCTGATCAGCCAGAACCCCCGGCAGGTGATCCTGACCATGCTCAAGGACTTCGACCCATGCCCAACCCCCGCTGTCACGTCGCCATCGACCTCGAAACCCTCGGCACCAGCCCTGACTCCGTGATTCTGGCCATCGGCGCCGTCGCCATCTGCGCCGAAACCGGTGAGAAGGTCAGCTTCTACTCGATCTGCAACGCCAACGCTCAGCCCGGCCGCACTGTCAGCCGCTCGACCCTCGACTGGTGGAGCCAGCAAAGTGCCGAGGCCCGCGTGGCCTTCGACCTGGCTCACAAGCAGGAGGCCCCGCTGCTGGCCAACGTGCTGGTCGAGCTGACCGACTGGCTGGGCGCACTGGGCAAGACCCACGACGTCTACCCGTGGGGCAACGGCGCGAACTTCGACATCGCCATGCTGGAGCACGCCTACAAGCAGATCAGCGACTTCGTGCCGTGGAACTTCCGCAAGGTCCGCGACATGCGCACCCTGTACGACATCACCTCGATCTTCCAGCTGGGCGACGCCATCCACACCGCCGTGCAGCGCGAGGGCGTGCACCACAACGCCCTGGACGACGCCGACTACCAAGCGCGCATCGTCGTAGAGTCCATGCGCCTGCTGCAGAACATCGCCAATACCATCGACTGGGCCGAGGCCCCCGCCGCATGAACCAGCAAGCCGAATACACAGGCGGTAGCGTCAGCTACTACACCGTGCGAATCGCCCGGCCAACCACCCCGGGGCGCGCCCCCTATGAAGCCGAGTGCAACGACATCATTGAGGCACTGGGCATGAACTATGCGGAGGGCAACGCTTTCAAGGCCCTCTGGCGCCGTGCCGCGGCCAGGACACTGGGAAAAGCCAAACAAGGCTACAAAGACGGGCTGTACGACGCCGAAAAAGCAGCCTTCTTCTCCAACCGCCTGATTGAACAGGAACGCGAGGCCACCCATGCGCAAACTGCTTGAGAGCAAACTGGCCCAGCTCTGGGCCATCTGCCTGATCTTCGTCCTCATTGTCTGGGCCATCGCCCGCGGACTGGCCTGGGGCCAGTGCTCCTGGTACGGCTACCAGACCGAGCGCGAAACCCGCTACGCCGCTTTCGTCGGCTGCATGGTGCGGGTCGACGGCAAATGGTACCCCCGCAACGAACTGCGCATCGCGCAATAATCCCCCCGCCCCCAAGGAAACACACCCATGTTTGGACTGAAAAAGAAGCTGTTTGGCGCCAAAGTCGCTGCCAAGAAAATCGAAAATCGCGACCTGATGCAAGCCATCGTCGGTGGCTGCCTGCTGGTCGCCGCAGCTGACGGCGACATCAGCAAGAACGAAGCGGCGCAGATCGACCTGCAGATCCGTGCCAACAAGAACCTGGAGCACTTCGGCTCCGAAATCACCACCACCGTCAACCTGTTCACCGAGCAGCTGCAGGCGGGCTTCCGTCTGGGCCGCATGAACATCATGCGTGAAATCCGCGACATCAAGGCTAACCCGAGCGATGCGGAAGAAGTGTTCGTGAACATGCTGACCGTGGCCGAAGGCGACGGTGACATCAGCGAGCAGGAAATGAAGGTGCTGGCCGAAGTCGGTACCGAGCTGGGCCTGCGCCTGAAAGACTTCGGCATCGACGTCTGACGCCTGTTCGATCAGCCCTGCTATATCAGCAGGGCTGATTTCCCTACCTGCAAGGAGAACCCCCATGGGTGCTGCAGAGCAATTAACCAACGACTTCGACAGTGCGGCGATGGAGAGCCTGCTCATTGACGCCGCCAACCTGCTGGCCAACCCCGCCGTCCGCGACGCTGCCAACGAGCTCTCCATGACCATGATGGCCGTCGCACCGTCACCCGGCGATCGCGTCATGGCCCTGGCGCTGCTGGCCGCTGCCGCCAGCACCGTGCACTCCAACCCGATGAAGTGGCGCGACAGCACCGAGCTGCTGGCCCGCTTCATCGAGCACGTGCATCAGCAGCACTTCGAACCGCCCAAGAGAACCCTGCACTGATGGAAATCCTCGGCACCGACTACCTGCTCGTCACGCTCGACTTCGAAACGGCATACGGCACGAAGTACAGCCTGACCAGCATGAACACATTCACCTACGTCGATGACCCGCGCTTCTCGATCCACGGCGTGGGCCTCAAGATCGACGACGAAACGGCCATCTGGTACGACAACGTGCAAGAGGCGCTCGACCTGATCGACGCCCATGCCGAAGACCAGGGCAAACCGGTCGCCCTACTCTGCCACAACACCTACTTTGACGGTTGGATACTGCACGCCAAGTTCAACTGGCACCCAGACCTGTACCTAGATTCGATGGGTATGAGTCGCGGCATGTTCCCGACCCATTCCGCCAGCCTCGAAAAGCTGTGCGAACGCCTCTGGCCAAATGACCCACGCATGCGCAAGGGCAAAGAGCTGGTCAAGTTCTTCAACGTGACCACCGAGGAACTTTACGCTGATCCGGCCAAGCTCAAGGCCATGATCAAATACTGCTGCGGCACCGCCAAAGAGCCAGGTGACGTCGAGCTCACCTACGCCGCCTTCGTGCGCATGCTCCCGTTCTACCCGGACGAGGAGCTGGAACTGATCCACCTGACCCTGCAGATGCACTGCGAGCCGATGCTGATGATCGACACAGCCCGGGTCGAACGCTGCCGGGAGCTAGCCATCGAACGCCGCAACCAGCTGATCGCGGCCTCGGGTCTGTCCGAGACGCTGCTGTCGTCAAACGCCCAATTCGAGCGCTGGCTGGTCGCCAACGACATCCCGGTGCCGCTGAAAGACTCGCCGACCAAGTTCGTGAAGGACGAGAACGGCAACGACACCGACGTGCCCGAGAAGATCCCGGCACTGGGTAAATCCGACCTGGGCTTCATCGCCCTGCGCCGTGATTACCCCCAGTACGAGCACGTCTGGGCGGGCCGCGTAGCCGCCAAGTCAGTCGGCGAAATCACCCGGGCCGAACGCTTCCTGCAGACGGCCGAGCAGACCGGCGGCTTCATGCCGGTGCCCCTGATCTATTACTCCGCGCACACCGGCCGTTACGGCGGTGGCGAGAAACTCAACCTGCAGAACCTTGGCCGCGGCTCCGAGCTGCGCCGGTCGCTGTGCGTCCCATCCCGTGAGGAGGCCCTATGATCAACTTCGAAGAAGTCACCGATGTAGCTAAATGGGCCATTGTCGCCCTGGCCATAGTCGCAATCGCATGGGCCCCAGTGTCCTGCGTCAAAGACGGCAATGCCAAGGTGCAGATCGCCATCGAGCAGGGCGTCGATCCGATCCGCGCCCGCTGCGCTTATGCCGCTAGCGGGACCAGCAGCCCGGCCTGCATCGTCGCTGCGGCGAAGGAGGTCAAATGACCATCGCCATGAAACCCGAACTGCTGGCCGGGGTCAGCACCACCTGCATCACCGGTGACCAGCTCGTCTACGTCGCGGACTCCTCGAACATCGAGGCCCGCATGCTGGCGTGGCTCGCCGGCCAGAACAACCTGGTGGAACTGTTCGCCAACGACGGTGACGCCTACTCCGCTTTCGCCTCGATCCTGTTCGGCTTCCCGGTCAACAAGGACGACAACCCCCACGAGCGCTTCATCGGCAAGGTGTGCATCGCCGAAGGCTCCCTTGTACTAACCGACGTGGGCCTTGTGCCTATTGAAAAGGTTACACTCGACCATAAAGTATGGGATGGGGTAAACTGGGTACAGCACGACGGCGTCGTTTACCAAGGCTTCAAGAAGGTCATTACCTATGACGGACTCACAGCCACCCCTGACCACCGCGTCTACACGCAGGGACGAAGCGACCCGATTCAAATCGGGGACGCAGCATCCTCGCTGGACCGGCTCGTCCGATCCGAATCTGGTGGGCAAGCAGTTCGGGTGGGTGATAGTTACCTCCCCGCGCATCGACCGCAGCAACGGCTACCGCATGGTGCAAACCAAATGCACCGGCTGCGGAGCGGAAAAACCAATCAACCTGGACAATCTCAGGTCCGGGAAGACCTCTGGGTGCCAAACCTGCTCGCAGAAGCTGTCGAACTCGTCCACCGTGCTTGGGAGACGCTACGATGCCTTGATCGCGCGGTGCACTTCGCAAAAGAATCCAGCCTATCCACGCTACGGGGGGCGCGGGATTACCTGCAACTTTGCGTCGAGGGCGGAGTTTGTACGCTACGTCGAGCAGCACTTGCCGCACCCGGACTACAAAGGCGTGGAAATCGACCGCAAGGACAACAACGGGAACTACGAACCGGGCAACCTACGTCTCGTGCCACGGGTCGAGAACTGTCGCAATCGCGACGTGTCGGTACTGATCCGCTGGCGGGGGCGGATGGTACCGTTGGCCGAGTGCCCGAGCCCGTATGCCTACACCCCGACACACCGGTACGCCAAACAGGGGCTAACGGGGGAGCAGATCATCGAGCGGGCTTGGCAGTCGGTACGCGAGAAGCGCAAGGGCTGGACGCAACTCCACGCAAGGCTCACGTCTATGACATCCTGAACGCCGGCCCCAACCGCCGCTTCACCGTCAGCGGCGTGCTGGTGGCTAATTGCGTGCTCGGGCTGGGCTACGGCATGGGCTGGGCCAAGTTCAAGGATACCCTGGCTGCAGGTGCCCTCGGCGGCCCGCCGGTGTACTTCACCGAGGCCGAGGCCCGCAACGCGGTGAACACCTACCGCGCGGCCAACGCCATGATCACCGCCTACTGGGATCAGGCCACCATCGCCATCGCCGATATGTACCTGGGTAACACCCGCCAGTGGGGCCCGCTGACCATCCAGAAGAACTGCATTGTCATGCCCAACGGCATGGCCCTGCAGTACCCGGGCCTGCGCCCGCGTGTCGTCAAGAACGAGTTCGACGAGGACGTGAACGACGGCTGGGAATACTGGGAAGGCGACTTCTGGAAGAAGCTCTACGGCGGGCTGCTCACCGAAAACATCACCCAGGCCATGAGCCGCATCGTCCTGTTCCACCAGATGCTGCGGATCAACAAAGAGGTCTTCGTCCCGGCCGGCGGCCGCGTGGTGCTCAACGTACACGACGAAATCATCGGCGTGGGTCCGAGCTACGGCGCCCGCTACCTCGGCATAGCGCAGAAAGTGAAGAACGGCCAGCCCGTGTTCAAGAACGACAAACCCGTGATGGACGAAGTCTGGGATCGCACCGAAGGCGCCGACCACCTGTTCGCACAGATGCAGCAGGTCATGCGTGAACCACTCTGGTGGTGCCCTGATCTGCCCCTCGCCTCCGATGGAGGTTTTTCCTTCGAGTACAGCAAGTGATTCCACTGGCCAAGGAGGGCCACGCTCATTAGTATCAGCACTGCTTATATCGAGGAGCCTCCAATGTCAGTGCCACTCGTGTTCCTTGAGCCCGCCGGTAAGCTCCGGTTGGCCAAAACACTCACCCAGGACGGAACCCTCCCCTACCCGCTCGCCAAGAACTTCACCTCGCACACCGTGTACCTCGCCCCGGGCGAACCGGGCCTGCGTGAAGCGTTCTCGGCCATGCAGGAGCACGCGCTCAAAGGCCACGCCGTCCACAAAGGCGTACTGAAAGAGCCCCTGCTCAACGAACCTCGCCGCGGCAAGGCTGACGCCAACGCCTCGACGAACCTGCTGGTCATCGACATCGACGACTACATCCCGACCAACCAACTCGTTGCCCCGATCAGCCAGTCCGACCTGACCCAACTGGCCAAAGAACTCCTGGCTGCTCTGCCAGAGCCGCTGAACAAGACCGCCTGCATCGCCAACGCCTCGGCTTCGACCGGGCACAAGGCATCCGGGGCCATCGGCCTGCACCTGTTTTTCCTGCTCGATCGCCCCGTGTCACCGTCGCAGCTGACCCACTGGCTGACCGGCCTGAACTTCAACTGCGACACCTTCAAGAGCCAGCTCAAGCTGAACCGCTCGGGCATGAGCATCAAGTGGGTGGTCGACCCGGTCGTGGCCCGCAACGCCCAGATCATCTACATCGCCCCGCCGGCGCTGCAAGGCGTGAAGGACCCCTTCGCGTCTCAGGCCGACCGCTGGGCGCTGATCGAGGGTGAGCAATGGTCTATCGACCTGCAGCCCATGCTCGACAGCATCGTACCCGCCGCCGTGCAGCAGCTGAGCGAGCAGCTGATGTCCGATCTGCGCCGCAGCATGGGCCTCAAGAAACTGATCCCGCGCTACCGCAAGATGATGGTCGACGGCGAGCGCATCAACGTGCTGACCAACCCGGACCAGCTGCAGATGAACCTGGTGCGCACGACCGAGTCGTTCGCCTACTGGAACCTGAACGGGGGCGATTCCAACGCCTACTACAACCCGATCGGCAACCCGGAAATCATCTACAACTTCAAGGGCGAGCCGGCCTTCGAGTTGAAGCAGGCCAACCCCGAGGTCTACGACTGGTACTGCGAGAAGTACAAGACGCAGATCCGCGACACCAGTGACCCGAAGCCGCTGGCCTTCCGCGAGCAGTCCACCGACCAGCACTACGCCGTTGAGTACAACCCGCGCGAGGACCTGATCATCCGGGTCAACAAGATCGCCCGGCAGAACATCGACGACTGGTACGCCAGCTACGGCATCCCGGCACCGGACCCGATCCCGCAGTGGGACGTGTCCTTCAACCCCCAGTCCACTACCGTGATCGACTGGGACAACCACCGACTCAACCTGTTCCAACCGACCCCGCTGCTGCGTAACCCGCCGGCCATCCTGCCGACCTATGCCGGCGCCAAGATCGGCGAGGCCCGTGACCGCCTCTCGCAACTCTGCCCACACATCGCTCAGGTGCTGTTCCACATCTGCGGCAACGGCGAGCTGGAGTTCGAGTGGTTCGTCAACTGGCTGGCCTACACCATCCAGACCCGCAAGAAGGCCCTCACTGCGTGGGTATTCAGCGGTGTCCCGGGCACCGGCAAGGGCATCTTCTTCGACCGCATCCTGCGCCCGATCATCGGTGACCAGTACGCGACCAAGAAGCGCCTCGACCACCTGGAGGAGCAGTTCAACGCTTACCTGGAGCGCACGCTGTTCCTCGTCTACGACGAGTTCCGCCTGTCCGACTCCAAGCAGGACGGCAAGCTGCTCAACAAACTCAAGGACGAAATCGTCGGGGCGACCACCAACATCCGCGCCATGCGCACGGACGTTCAGGAGGTGGCCAGCTTCACCAACTACATCTTCTTCTCCAACCACCTCGACGTGATCCGCATCGAGGATGGTGACCGCCGCTTCAACATCGCCCCGCCGCAGCTCACCCCGCTGCGGACCATCTGGCCGAAGATCGACCAGGAGATTGAGCGACTGGACGCCGAGGTCGGGACCTTCGCCGGCTTCCTCATGGCCTTCGCCGTGTGCCAGCGCAGCGCCCACCTGTGCGTGGAGAACGAGGCCAAGAACCGCATGAAGCAGCTCGCCATGGGCTACAACGAGCGGTTCTGCCTCGCCGTCCGCAACGGCGAGCTCGACTACTTCGCCGACGTGTTCGACATGGACGTGGCCAACGACCTGACCAAGTCCGTGCAGATCACCACCGCGCAGAAGTACGTCCGTCACTGGGCCGGGCACGTAGGTAAAGGCGCCATGCGCGTCCCTGCCAGCGAGCTGTTCACGGTCTACCTCGCCATGCACGACAGCCGCCTGACGCAGCCCAAGTTCACCCAGATGCTGGGCCGCAACGACGTCGGCGTGGACAAGAAGAAGCACAAGGGCTCGAAAGTCTCGTGCGTCGACATCGAGTGGTTCAGCTCGATGGATGCAGAGGAGCTGGCCGATCTGGCCAATCCGCAAGGCGTTCGCCAGGCCCCTGACCACCAGTTCGCACCTACGGTGCATTGAGGACCTCCATGACCGACCGCCCGATGTTCAACCCCGGGGCCATGACCTATGGCAAAGCCACGCCCGCCCCGGTAGTGCGTGACGACACGCCCTTCAACCCAGCCGCCCTGCGGGAGAAGCAGGAAGCAAAAAAGCAGGCGCTGGCGGACCTGCGCACCGCGCCGTTGGGCCTTGTCCCGGCGTGGTCAATGAGCCGCCTGTTCGACTATGAGTCCTGCCCGCACAGCGTGTACCTCTCGAAAGTCGCCAAGATGCCCACGCCGAGCGGCGCCGCCGCGGAGCGCGGGACCCAGGTGCACAACCATATCGAGGGTTACATTCAGGCCGAACACGCCGACATCATCAAGGAAATGACCGGCTTCCAGAAGTTGATCGACCACCTGCGCGAAGGCTTCGCCGATGGCAAGGTCGAGGTGGAAGGCGACTGGGCCTTCACCCGCGACTGGCTGCCCACCGCGTGGGCTGCCAAAGACGCATGGGGGCGCTTCAAGCTCGACGCCCTGGAACACCAGAGCGACACCAGCGCCAAGGTGATCGACTGGAAGACCGGCAAGAAGTTCGGCAACGAGCTCAAGCACAACCAGCAGGGCATGGGCTACGCCATCGCTGCCTTCGCCCGCTACCCGGAGCTGGAGTTCGTCGAGGTGCAGTTCGCCTACCTCGACAAGAACGACGAGCTGCGCGGCTCATACACCCGTCGCCAAGCCGAGCTGCTGCAGCCGGCGCTGACCCTGCGCGCGGACAAGATGACCACGGCCACCGAGTTCGAGCCCAAGCCGAGCTTCCACGCCTGCCGCTGGTGCCCGCACGCCAAGGTGCAAGAGGGCTATGACGAGCCGGCCTGCAAGTGGGCCCACGAGCAGGTGCTGCACTGATGCGTCCCATGTTCCTCGGGGACATGAACCTGTGCCCCCAATGCGGCAAGAAGCGCAGCGTCGGTAAACACGACGCCTGCGCCAAAGCCCGCCAAGCGCTGTACGCCGAAACCAACCGCAACCGGAGAAAGGCCAAATGAAACTCTATGATGACCTCGGTGCCGCCCAGCTGGCAGCCGAAAGTGCCGTGTTCCACAACCTCGCGCCGATGCTGCAGAGCGCGGTGTTCGGCACCGCGGACGCCAACAGCGCCGAATACAACGGCGGCAGCTGGGCGTTCGTGACCAACGACGAGGGCACCCTCGGCTTCTGGTACCCGCTCGATCAGCCAACCTACCCGGTCAGCTGCCAGAACTACTACGAAGACCCGGCCATGCCGGCCAAGAGCTTCGGCGCCGCCTGCACGCTGGTGGCCCTGAACGGCTTGCTCTGGAACATCCACGCCACAGGGCAGAACGTCAGCGGCCTGTCGGACCTGTTCCACGCCCTGCGCAACTGGATCTTCGACCTCGGCGAGCAGGGCCAGCTGGACACCGCCGCCGTCGCTGGGTTCATCGACTGATGGACCCCTACGACCGCGACCAGATGCTGCTGGAGCGCCACCTGCACCGCCAGCATCTGGCCCGGGCCTGTGACCCGGGATACACCGAACCCTACGAACAACCAACCGAGGAGCCTGACATGGGCATCACCAACTACATCGACCTGGCCATGCGCACCAACAGCACCGTGACCGGGATGAACCGCGCCGTGTCACCCGACCTGTTGCACGCGACACTGGGTATCGTCAGCGAGAACTACGAATACGACATGGCCAAGTCGTGGCTCAACGCCGTGGAAGAACTGGGCGACCTGTGCTGGTTCATGGCGCTGGCCGGTCAGGACTTGGCCTACGACCCGTTCGACGGCTGGGAGGACTACATCGACCTGAACCCGGACGCCCCGCTGCTCAAAGAAGCCGTGGCCGAGTTCGTCGATCAAGTCAAAGCGGCCTACGCCTACGGCAAGCTGCTGGACATCCCACGCCTGCGCTTCCTGCTGTCCACCATGGCCGGACGCACCGCCAAGATCATCGCGTCCAAGTCCGAGCGCACGCCTGACGAAATCCTGATGGCCAACATCGCCAAGCTGCAGAAGCGCTTCCCTGAGAAGTTCACCACCGAAGCCGCCCTCAACCGCGACATCAAGCAGGAGGCGGGCGCCATGCGCGCCACGTTGCACTGATGGACACCCTCTACATCAACCGGGACGGGGTGGCACTGCCCTCCCCTGGCACTCTGCTGTCTGCCAGTATCAGCAGGGCTCATATCCGCCCGGCCTATGACCATCAGGTGGCCAACACCGCGTTCAAGGTGGCCAACAAGCGGGTGATCGACGCCAGCGACCCGGGCACCGGCAAGAGCCGCGCGACACTGGACGCCTTTGCCCAGCTCAAGGAAGCCGACGAGGTGGACAAGATGCTGGTGTTCGCCCCGCTGTCGATCCTGCGCCCGAGCTGGGCGGCCGACTGCCGCGAGTTCACGCCGCACCTGACCTGCTCCGTGGTGACCGCCAAAGAGAAGCTCAAGGCGCTGCCGCCGGCGGTGCAGGCCGACATCTACGTGATCAACCACGACGCCATCAACTGGCTGCTCAAGCAGTGGAAGCCCGCACCGGGCGAACGCTGGGTGCTGGTGATCGACGAGGTGCCGGCGTTCAAGCACCGAACCAGCCAGCGCAGCAAGGCCATGGCCCAATTCCGCCACCCGTTCGACTGGCGCTGGTTCCTGTCCGGCACGCTGAACAGCAACGGCGTGCTCGATATGTGGCACCCGCTGTTCCTCTGTGATGACGGCGCACGGCTGGGCAAGCAGTTCTGGGGCTACCGCGCCCAGGTTTGCACGCCCGAAGCAACCGGCCCGGGCGGCCAGTACACCCAGTGGGTGGAGAAGCCACACGCCCGCCAGATCGTGGCCGACCGGATCAAGGACATCATGTTCCGGGTCAAGTTCGAGGACTGCCTCGACGTGCCGGAAAACGTCCGCCGCTACATGGAGGTCGACCTGCCGCCCAAGCTGCTGGCCCAGTACCGCCAGTTGCAGCGCGAGGCCGCCCTGGAACACGAGTCGGGCGCCCTGATCACCGCGATCCACGCCGGCGCCAAGGCGCAGAAGCTCCTGCAGCTGTGCGCCGGGGCTCTGTACGACGGTGAAGGCGGCTACAAGGTGTTCGACACCAGCCGCACCGACCTGGCTCTCGATCTGATCGAAGCCCGGGACGCCTGTATCTGTGCCTTCCTCTGGAAGCACCAACGCGACCTTCTCGTCGAGGGCGCCACCAAACGCGGCCTGCGCTTTGGCGTCATCGACGGTGAAACCCCTCTCAAGGAACGGGAGGTACTGGTAGCCCGCTACCAGATGGGCGATCTGGATGTGATCTTCGCCCACCCGCAAAGCGCCGCGCACGGCCTGACCCTGACCCGTGGTACCGCCACGATCTGGCCAAGCCCGACACGCAACGCTGAATGGTTCCAGCAGTTCAACCGGCGGATCTACCGCGCCGGCCAGACCCAACGAACCGAAACCATCTGCATCGCTGCCGCCGACACCCGTGAAATCGACGTTTACGAGGCGCTCGACGACAAGCTGCTGCGCATGGATGAACTCAACTCCCTTCTGATTGGCCTAACGGCCCGCACCCTTCATTAACAGGAAACCGACACCATGACCGACATGACCCTGAACACCACCGACGCTACCGAAGTTGCTGCCACCGAAGTGCTCGCCACCCCGATCGACAAGTTCCTCGCCGGTGCCAAGGCACTGCACAAGGCCTTCGCCAAGATCGCCAGCGGAGAAGACGCCCTGACCGACCAACGCATCATCGTGCAGCAGCTGCGCGAGGACGTGACCGCCGCGCTGAACGGCACCGGCAACTTCGACGAGGCCAGCAAGGCCTTCAAGCAGGGCAACAACAAGCTGGACAAGATGCTCGACGCCAACACCGCCACGCTGAACAGCGCCCTGGTCGGCGTCAACGCCTTGCGCTTCGCGCTGGACGACCTTGAAGACGACCTGCGCTCGATGGAGGTGTGAAATGACCGCACTCGCCACCGTTATCCCCGCCGAAGTCACGCTGGCCGATCTGGCCCTGCTGCGTGACGACCTGCGCACGCAAAAGAAGGCGCTGGAAGATCAGGTCAAAGACCTGGAGGAACAGCTCAAGGCCAACGAAGCCCAGATCATCGAGCAGCTGGACGCCCAAGGCGTGACCCGCTCCGGTGTCGGCCCGTACTCGATGTCGATCAGCGAAAGCACGGTCGGCAACGTCACGGACTGGGATCAGGTGTACCAGTACATCAGCGCCAACGACGCTTTCCACCTGATCCAGCGCCGCTTGGCAAACGCCGCGTATGCCGAGCTGCTCGACATGGGCGAAGCGCTCCCGGGCGTCGAACCGTTCACCAAGCGCAGCCTGAATTTCCGCAAAAGCAGCAAGTGACGCTTGCGATTATCAGCACTGCTGATACACTCAATTTCGCCCCCGCCGCCGGGGGCTAACTGCCCGAAAGGGCCTTTCTGGAGAAAGCCACAATGGCCAAGACCGACGTTGCAACTGCCCCACAAGTAAAATCCGTAGCCGGCTTCATGGCTGGCGATCAGCTCCCCGATCACCTGCGTAACGGCACCGGTGCCGGTAACGAGAACGTGTCGTCCAACGACATGACCGTGCCGCGACTGGACGTCCTGCAGCAGCTCTCCCCGCAGCTCGACCCGACCAACCCGAAGTACATCGAAGGCGCCAAGCTCGGCCAGCTGTTCGACAGTCTCTCGGGTGACCTCTACGACCACGTGTGGGTCGTCAACCTGCAGTACGAAGTGCGCTACCAGATTTTCAAGAAGCGCGACTTCGGCGGCGGTTTCGAGGGCAGCTTCGACTCCGAAGCGGAAGCACTGGCCCACCTGGACAGCAACAACCTCACCCGCGCTCAGTACGACGTGGTCGAGACTGCCATCCACAAGTGCCTGATGCTGGACGAGAACGGCCTGCCGAAGCAGCCGGTGCTGATCTACATGAGCGGCTCGAAAGCCAAGGTGAGCAAGGAGTGGAACTCCAGCATCCTGCTGAAAGATCCGCGCGCTGACCGCTTCGCCTCGGTCTGGACCCTGACCGCCAAGGCTGAGAAAAACAAGAAGGGCCAGTCCTACTTCAACTTCGGCGTCGACTTCGCCGGTTGGGCGGGTGCTGAGCTCTACGAAGAAGCCAAGAAGGCCTATCTGGGTCTGGTTGGCGCGCCTGCTGGCGAAACCGTCCACTAAGACGGCCCTCGCCCCGGATGGAGCCGGGGCATTTCTTCCCCCGCGCCGTGCCTGCTCGGCATGCTGCGGTGTTAGCGCCGGTGACTACCTTCCACCGGCAAGTCAGGGCTGCAACCCGAGGCTAAAGCGCACCGCAGTTTGAGTAAACAGGAAGCCAGGGCACCTTCATCGGCCCCATAACGGAGTACCCCCTCGCCGTGGCGACAGGAGGGGGCATTGGCCAGGGTTCCGGGTCCATCAACTGAGAGTTGTGCGACGCGAGTAACCGGAATCCTGACCAATGCGTTCATTCCATCGACAAGTTGTTACATATACCGCACAGATGTTGCGGATTTGTTACGAATGGTGGCACTCTAATGGCGCCAGCAACATGACCGAGCACAGCTACGTCCGCAATCTGCACAGCAGGCTAAAGCGCAGCGCCCCCGACATCTACATCTGGAAAATCAACGACCCCTACCAAGGGGGCGTTGCTGACGCCTACTACTCGCAGGTGTCCGATCTGTGGATAGAGTACAAGTACGTCAAATCCCTGCCGAAGCGTTCAAGCACGGTGGTTGATCTGGGACTGTCCCCGCTACAGCGGAAATGGCTTTCAGATCGGCACCGAGAGGGCCGCAGGGTGTGTGTCGTTGTAGGAAGCCCCGCGGGCTCCCTGATTCTCCCGGGTATCGACTGGGACCGAAGTATCACTACCGCTGATTTTATCAGCAGCGCAGTTGATAATTCGGAAGTAGCGGCCTATATTCAGGCTCAAGTCACGCAACGCACGTGACATTCCCGCCAGAACTCCCAGGAGGGGCAGTATGAGTAACCGAGTCATCACTGAACAAGATCGCGCCAACGCCCAACGCCTCAAGGCGATATGGGCTCGCAAGAAGCGCGAACTCGGCCTCACCCAAGTGCAACTCGCTGAGCGACTGGGCTACAACAGCCAGTCAATGATCAGCCAGCTGCTCAACGCCCGCGTGGCGCTCAATACCGACGCAGTTCTCCGCTTGGCTCAAGTGCTGAAAGTGGCGCCCGGAGAAATCGACCCCGACTTAACCAGTCTGACGATTTCCCCGAGCAAGCTGCGGCACGTAAAGGCGCCAGTGATTGCCCGCATGTCGGGAGAGGCGCCTAGCCCCTTCGAAACTGTGGAGATTGCAACGACTATGACAAGGCAAGTTTATGGAGTGTCGGTGGACCAGGATGGGTTCGCACCCTTTGCAAAGAAAGGGAGCACCTTGATCTTGAGCCAGGAGGAAGAACCTGTCTCGGGTGACGAGGTATTCATCCGCCTCCACACTGACGCTGGAGTCCTTCACTTGCTCAAACGCTATGTGATGACTGATCACGCAAGTGGTTTCGCCGTGGTCCGGGGCTTGTTCGACGATGCGACAGAGGAGCTGCCGCTGGATCGGATCGAAGTCATGGACCCGGTGGTGAGTGTCGAACGGCCCGTGGTCAATCGCCCCGTGCGATTGCACCCGAACCGCTCGGCCTCTTGATGTACTGGCCCGGGCAACCCCCGGGCCTTCTTTTTGCCATCTACTATCAGCAGAGCTAATAAAACATGGAAATCGAAACCCCGGAGCTCCTCTCCCCATCCCTCCGCATGGTCAGCTGTACCCAGCCTACCGAGGAGATGGCCCTCTGTGGCATCGAAGCGCCAATCGACCTGATTGCCTTCTGCGCCCGAGTGTCCAACCCGGAGAACCAGACCAACAGCGAAACCGCCGCCAAGCTCCTGCGCTATCTGATGCGCAACCAGCACTGGTCGCCGCTGGAAATGGTCGACGTAACCTTCGAAATCGTCACCGCCCGGGACATCGGCCGGCAGATCCTGCGCCACAAGACCGCCGCCTTCCAAGAGTTCAGCCAACGCTACGCCGACGTGGCTGACGAGCAGCACTGCCTGCGCGAAGCCCGCATGGAGCACCCGACCAACCGCCAGAGCAGCCTGGAGTGCAACGATCCGGCCATCATCGACCAGTGGATTCAGCATCAGCTGGAAGTGCTCGAAGTCTCCCGCCGTGCCTACAAATGGGCCCGCAGCGTGGGCATCGCCAAGGAGTGCGCCCGCGTCGTGCAGCCCGAAGGTCTGACCCTGTCGACCATGTACATGAAGGCCTCGATCCGCACCTGGGTTCACTACCTGCAGCTGCGCGGCGGCAACGGCACCCAGAAAGAGCACATGCAGATCGCTCACGGCCTGTGCCAAGCCATCGCCCGCGTGTTCCCGATCGAGCTGGAGGTGGCCCATGCGTAAGTGGCTCGCCGGATTGTTCAAGCGGAAGGCCGAAGTGGCCTGCGCCGAGTGCAAGGAGTGCCAGCGCCTGGCGCGCGAGCTGCGTGACATGAGCCTCAAGTTCCAGACCGCCGCAGGTGCCCAACGCGCTCAGCATCGCCGGCTGATGGCACTCAAGGCCGACATGCCGCAGATCCACGACGCCTACTTCACCCGCGCCGGTGAAATCCTGCGAGGTGCCAGCCAGTGAGCAGTTTCCTCGCCCAAGTCCGCCTGTTCTCGGGCGAGGAGTGCCCCCGCCGTTGCCGCCACAAGCACAAGCGGCATGGCACGGGGGTGTTCTTCTGCAGCGTCCGACTGATCCAGTGTGCCACCTGCAAGGGCTGGCAGAAAATGGAGGCGCCGATCGTATGACCTTTGATTCCCCTGAATGGCGCGCCAAGCGCGACGAGCTGCTCGGCGAGTGGCTCAACTACAACCTGCACGCCCGGGACTTCCTGATCGACATTGGCCAGATCGCCGAGGTTTGGGACGACCTGATCGACCGCGACAAGCCAGTTGACGACGCCACCGTCAACGACCTGTTCGTGCGCCTGCTGTTCGATCTGCCGACCAACCCGTTCTATGCTCAGAACGCAGCCTACCTGCGCCCCCTGCTCATGGCCGGGGTCAATGCGTGGCTGGATTCAACGGTGCTGGAAAAGGAAGGCACACCCTGGGCTACCACCTGGGCGTATGCTCTGCGCGACTGGTACATGGAGCTCGTCCCGGCGTGCGCGTTTCTGATTGGCGGCTTCGAGCACATGCGCCGCGTGAGCCTCGAAGCCCGCCGCTTTTTCCAGGCCGAGACGCTGGAGGAGTACAAGCATGCCGCGCCGGTCGCATTTTCAAAGAAGCTGTGGCTGCAAGATGCTGCCGGCGTGCGCCTGGACAAAGTCGACACCGCCCCCGTTGCCGACGGGATGGTGATTCTGACTGTCCGTGCGGACAAGGACTTCGATCTGACATCCGCAAGCGTATGGACGGAAATCGACGGTCACCCCATCCGGCTCGTTACCCGCCTTGGGTGCAGTGCTCAGAAGCTGGCAGCCGGTGAAACGCTCAGACTTGATTTGAAGGTAGAGTGATGGAACTGCAAACTGACGCCCGCCCTATCGTGGTTCGAGCGGCAATCGACAAGGTGCTGGAGGAAGAACTGGCCCGGTTGATCGGCACCACGGCACCTGCCCTGAAACGCAAACGCCAGCGGGGGATTATCCCCGCCGGCGTCTACGCTACAATCGACGGCCGAATCATCTATAGCATCCGGCGGTACGACGAATGGGTAGAAAGCCAGTGGCCAAGTCAGACGGTGTCGAAATCGTCGGAGACAGCTTCCGCATCCGCTTCATGTGGAACGGCCGCCGGTGCTGTGAAACCCTCGCCTACCCGCAAACCCCGCAAGGTCGGCAAGCAGCAGCCAGTCTTCGTTCTACAGTAAGTCAGCTGAACAAGCTCGGCATGCTCACTGAACAGAAGTATGCCGAGCTGTTCCCCACCTCCAGCTACGTCGCCCGCAACCAGATCAAGCACCAGACCTTCGGCATGTTCGCCCAGGAATATCTGAACGGTCTGCGGGCCACACCGCGCACCCGCCGCAACTACCGCAGCCTACTCAACCACCACTGGATGCCGAAGCTGGCCACTGTGCCCCTCGACCAGATCACGCCGCTGATGCTGCAGAAGATCGTCAACGAGGGCAAATTCAGCTCCGATCACAACCTGGCCGAAGCCATCGACCAGCTGCGCCGCACACTCAACAGTGCGGTGGATCTGGACCTGCTCGAACGCAACCCGGCCAAGAAGCTGAAAAAGCCCAAGCTCACGCGCAAGAACATCGACCCGTTCAGCGCCGAAGAAGCCGAGGCGATCATCGACTATTTATATGCAGACCCGGAGCTGGAAGCCTACGGCGCCTACTACGAGCTGGCGTTCCACACCGGCATGCGCCCGGCCGAGATTGCCGCCCTGCGCTGGGACGAAGTGGATCTGCGCAAACGCACCGCCTATGTCTGCCGCATCGTGGCTGAACGCAAGATCGCCGAGCGGGTGAAAAATAAGGTGCCGCGTTTCGTGCTGCTCAACCCTCGGGCCATGCACGCGCTGAAAGAGGCCCGGCGCATCCAAAAAGAGAGAGCCCGACAGGCTCTGAAATTTACTGACACCCCGTTCGTGTTTGCTGACCCCCGCGGACTCAATCCATTCATCACCTCGCCGGAAATCACCGACAAGGTTTTTCAGCAGACACTGGCCGTTCTCGGCGTCCGCGCCCGGCCCCAGTACAACACTCGACACACTTATGCCAGTCGGTGCTTAATGGCGGGCATGAACCCGGGTTTCATTGCTAAGCAGCTCGGGCACAGCGAAAAGATGATGTTCGACCATTACGCGACCTGGATCGACGGCCAAGCCGACTGGCAAGAAATGGCCAAGCTCTACGGGGCCGAAAACGACCCCGAAAAAGAGCAAAATGGTACGAAAGTGGTACGAGAAAAAACCGAGAATCCCTGAAACCCCCGGTATAGAGCGGCTGGCTCGATTCGCACGAGACAAGCTGTTACT